AGAAAGGAGAGAAAGGAGAGATGGGGGAGAAAGGGGAGAAAGGGGAGAAAGGAGAGATGGGGGAGAAAGGGGAGATGGGGGAGAAAGGGGAGAAAGGGGAGAAAGGGGAGATGGGGGAGATGGGGGAGAAAGGGGAGATGGGGGAGAAAGGGGAGATGGGGGAGAAAGGAGAGAAAGGAGAGAAAGGAGTGAACTCAGTATTGTGGAGCGGAGATGTCGAAAATGATGGTTCTCATTTTACACATGTCATGACTATGATATACGATGGTACACGTTATAATCTTTCTGAGATGTCTGTGGCCCTAACAGGTAATGGACAGACCGAGGTCTGCTTACGGGATGGAGACGCGGTAGTGTGTTCAGGTGTAATTTCTCTTGATGGTTCATCGATCTTCTCATCAAATACATTTACAGGTCTCCGGGAAGAACGAATTATTCTTGAGCTTTTCTTCAGATGTGATGATGAAGGGGGGGCTAAAGTGCGTGCAGCTGAGTTTCTCCTCTAAATTGATTGTATATACCCCGCGGCTGGAGTCCAAGAAAAATCACAATGCGAATGATTTGGTCATATTCCTTATGGAATTGTTTTTCTCTAATTTCTATCTGAATGCTGATAGGAATGTCATATCAATTATCTGATGCGTATAACCCTGCTAAACTACAATGACAAATATTGCGACTCTCTTATTTCTCCTCCCGTTCTTCGTGATCGTTGAAATGACTACGTCTGATCTTATTTTGGTCTGTTAGCACTCTAATCTGTAGTCTCTGCGCTTCTATCGTCTCCTTATACTGTTCTTTCATCGACTTCTGAGTTGATTTAGCCATCTCTAGTTCGTTTTTCAATCTTGTTATGATACCTTCTGATTCTTGGCGATCTTTTTCTGCTTTCTTTTCACATGTGCTAACATGTTTCCTCAGATCTTTTATCCTGTGTTTCGTGGTGGTCAATGCTTCGTGAAGATCCATCAATTCATCATCTGCAGTTGTAGATCTTTCCTCGAATGACGACATTATCTCCTCAATTTCAGAGGAGAGTTCTTCGTTTCTTTCGACAGATCGGTCCAATTCCTCTTTACATTCCTCTAATGCTTCAGAAAGTAAACGTATTTTCTCCTTCCTAGATACCATTTTCTCTTCCATGCGTGTCGATCGTCTATTTATTCTATCGAGCCTTTCAGATAGTATTGTATTCTCTTCACGTAAATCCTCATTCTCGGAAGTAAGATCCATGCTACGCTTCAGACGGTCTTCCATGTCAATTATGGTAGCACGCAATTGTCGTTCTCGACTTTCTTCGTTAATATCTCTGGTATCTCTCTTCGACCTACTCATTCTTCGAAGGATGATATGCTTTATACCGTTTCTTTCTTGATTGAACTGAGCAACTAAAGCAACTTTTTCGATCTTATCGTACTCATTTTACAACAGCAAACTCGACTTGTTGCTTATTTCAAACAGGATGATGTACCAAGCTTTGTTGATTTGGCGACGTTATGGCCAAGTAGTTGCAATCCCCTATAAATATCGTCAGGCATAAGTGTTTTTGTCTGTTGTTCCGAGTTGACAACAAGAGCTGCAGATACTACTTCCACTAACTTCTTTTGGATATGTTCTCTGACAGTTGTGAAAGAGTTATCTGAAATGCTTTTCACGCCTGCTCTTCTCGCTAAACGTGCAATCGACGGTCTCGTTAAGTTATCCATTCATCCCGAACGAGAGAGCTTTAAATGGCTTACTCATCATGCATTTAATCATTTAAAAGGTAGGATTGCGAGCACAAATCGAACAATGGACGAGCAAACAACATCAGTCACGATGAAGAAAAAGAAAACACCACGCTTTTATGAGACATATATCTCAAAGGTTTTAAAGCAGATATCTTCTAGAAGTGGTATCACAGCAAATGCATGTCAACAACTCAATAGTGCACTATGTATCATCACACGTAGTGTTTCAGATCTAACCGCAACACTTACTGAGATTGCTGGTAAGAAAACGCTATTTGATAAGGAAGTAACAAATGCTCTTTCCCTTGTACTCCCCGCAAATCTTGGTAAGGATGCAATTGCAGCGGGTGAAGAAGCTATCAAATGTTTCAAATCAACAAACGGCAAAGGCTACAGTAGACAAGAAAAAGCTGGTATTCTCTTCCCTCCATCAATTACCGAAAAGTTTCTTCGTAGTTTCGGATACACAAAAATTATGGTTAATAACACAGCTCCAGTGTGTCTTGCTGGAGCCATGGAATATATTGCTTCGCAACTTCTCCAACTAGCCTGTACTTCTGCACGAGATAATAAACGCATACGTGTCACAATCCGTGACCTAGAACTTGCCGTAAGGGGAGATGCTGATATGGACTCAATCTTCAGAAGAATGAATATCAGCTTCTTAGGAGGTGGTACAACACCATTCATACACGAATCATTGCTCACGAGAAAGACCAGAAAACGTCGTGTGAAAGCTGACGGTTCGCCTGGAACAAAGAAACCTCATAGGTTCCGACCGGGAACCGTCTCTGTGCGAGAGATCAAGAAATTTCAGAAAATGAGTGATTGCCTTACATTTGCAAAGTTCCCTTTCGAGAAAGCAGTTCGTGCAACTATAGCACAACAGACAATGAATGATATCCCAATGAAAATCAGCAAGGATGTTTTCATCATTCTTCAATACTTCATTGAGCAGTATGTCGTCGATCTACTTAGAGATGCAAACTTTGCGGCTATCCATGCAGGCAGGGTTAAACTCATGCCCATTGATATCCAGTTTGTGTCATCAGTCGCTGAAGGAGGACCTAACCCGTACTCTGTACAAGGAGACCTCGTATGTGATGAAGACGAAGTTGAAGCCATCCATGAAAATAAATTGCAAGGTATTGTAGATGCATGCTAAATGTATTTAAACAAAAAGGATTTTCACCAAAATGTCATCACCAGAGAATTTACGTAATAGAAGTCACGATTCCGATAAGGATTCACAACACGAGGATAAGAACTCAGTTCACGATGCGTCTCCACGTACTCCTGATCGAAGTAGAGACAGCGATAGAAGCCGTGAACCTTCGCACATTATGGAAGGCAAATATGCTATCCTCATGGAGACAAACGGACGAGAAGTAGAAAGTTGGATGTACTTTATTCGCAGGGAAGGAAACGAAGAAGCACTCAAACATCTTGAACAGCAGCTTAATAAAGTTGATTGGCATATTATCGATGATCTCTCGACTTTCGACCTTGACCTTCAAGACTCTGTCAGTGCGCAAACAGCAAAAGAAATGACAAAAATTGACTTAAATGCATACTCATTCCATCGGAAATTTGATGGGAAACTTGACATGATTAACCTCGAGTTTCGCAAACGAGACGATGATGAAACTAAAATGTGTAAAACGTTCGATCAACTTGGATATGGTCAGATTGAAGATTATATTTCTGACGAAGATATCGATGACGAAGATCTGGAAACAGATAGCGACCGATCTCGATCATCCGACGAATCCGAATCAGAATCCGAATCTGAGTCTGATCATGAACAGAGAGAAGGGAGAGAAGGGAGAGAAGGAAGAGAGAATAGGGCAAAGAGGCCAGCTCGCGTTCCTTCAAGTCTTAATGATGGCCGGGCAAGACACCGTAAGAGGTCACTGTAGGTAACTTATAACCTAGCCCTCCATACTCTCCTATATCCCAAGGTTGATCTCCCATACTCATAATTACAGTGAACCCCCTAGAATGAATATCACGTCTTGCCGCTAACTTTGTTTCCCACGAGTTAGTATTATGAGAAGGTTGGAAATACATCGACTCATATGCAGTTATCCCAATCGAATGAAGCTGTTTCTGAGTCCACTCTACATTTGTAGGAGAACTCGGACGACTTGTAACGATGATAGGAGTTATTCCTATCATCTTAGCATAGTCATATACTGACGCAACTGAATGAATACGTTTCCCATTTTTATCAAGGAGTGTATCATCAATATCAAACACAATTGCGGCGTTTCTAGGAATTTGCATCTGATTCAAAACTTGAATCGCGTGCATCGCAAAATATTCCAATTCACGATTCAAATCGCGAACACTCATCTCTTTTCTTATTAAATCAAACTTCTTAAGAAGTTACTTAACACTTTCCTTAAACAACCCAGATCATCACTATCATAAAAAGAAACATAAACAAACCCACAATAATACCTACAAGAATCGGTGGCATTTTCCTAAAGAATTTCTTCAAAAGAAATTGAGGCTCACTCCTCTTACGCACTTCTTCAAACAAAGACATTGGGTTATCATTCGTTAACGTAATCTCGTCGCATAACAACACACAATCTTGTAATTTCCAACTCCCTTTTGCCACATCAAACAACTCGTGTGTCTCAGGACCTATAGGAAGACACCTACCATCAATACACTGAAAACGAACATTATCTATATTACTCAACCCCAATGAGGCCAATGTCAACACATACACAGGGGATATATGATTCTCCTGTACCGCATCAGTTCCATCGAAGCTAGGAAGGATCGACCCATTGCGACTATGGAAGTAAAGAGGAACCGTATTTGGAACTGGTTGGTTATATGTTACAAAGCACGCTCCAGCACCCTTCAACGAACCAAGATCAAAGGGATCATAGATAAGCGAAACACTTTCCATAGGATATGGTGGAGTTTGGGAACGCTTAGCATAAAACATTTTCATACCGTAAGGAAGCGGCGCTATCATAGGAGAAACTGCATAGAAAGTACCCTTTAATTCCCATCCTTCAGGCTGTGGACATCTAACCGATGTATTGCCATCCTTATCCCTCACTCTTTCCGCGACTTGGATATATCCTTGGCCGCTCTTGTTCCAAAAAATACAAAAAGGAGCTATAATTGGTGGAATATACGATCCTAAAACACTACTCCCCATTTGTACTATGAAGAGAAAATGCTCATACTCTAAACCTCAACCTCGCGTAATTAGAACAATACGTGGAGGTAAGTAGGTAAGTAATATTAATACCATCAGTGCTTCTTCCTCATCATTACGTTCGGAACCCAACACGTCGTAACTCTCCAATTATATATGCTTCAATATCTTCAAGTTTTATAGTATAAGCTACCTCTATCAGAGTGATCCCATGTTCTCTACATATTCTTCGTTTCATATCATCACGGTATTTTTGCAGGGTTAGCCCATCTTTGCTCCTATGGAAGTAAGGAACGTATTTGTAATGTTGCACGCCATTGTATTCTACAGCAAGCCGCAGTTCAGTGTCATAGCAATCTAACTCAAGATTGAAGTTACCTCCTGTTACTGGGTTCCGCAAGAAGTCAGGGCGAGCCTTGTGGAAAGGGCGCTTGAAGAGTTTCTGGAGTACTCTACGACACTCCGCTTCACCTTTGCTTTCTTGAGGTGGCCCTCGTCGTTTCGGTCGTTCTAGGGGAGGTATATACATGTCTCTACCTCTTCCTCCTGACCACACTGAACGTGACCCACGGTACCCTTTAATTATTCGGTAGCAGCCGACAATTATTAGAAAGAAGATGCATATTCCAAGGAAGACTTCGAAACCATAATCTTGCCACCAACTTTGTATTCGTGTGAGACCAAACATCCTTTATCTTCATTTAGCATATTTTAAGCGCGTTTATCTCGCGCGAGATTTAAATTAAGACCTAATTTAAGCCTCTGATAATAAAAGGAAGATGTCCAAGACACAAATCACAAAAGTATATGACGATCCTTGTGATGCCTACTATAAGATATTCACCGATATCGGAAACAAGGACTATAACCATAAGTACTTGTCACCCTTCGAATTCGAGGAGGATATAGTTAAAAAAGCTGCAAAGTCATTCGGGGAAGGATATGTGTTAAATACTTGTAATACTAACCCAAACTTCTTCTCTACACTTCCACGGTACGGTTTCGCACTTCTCCTCCATATCGCCACAACTTTAGGCGATACTAGCGAAGGAATTGGGTTTGTTCCACCTAAACAAGGGATTTCCAAGAAATTCAACAAACTCATGAGAGTTTATCATAAATTACCTGAGACTAAGTTCATCGATAGAGCTATCAAGAAAATGAGGAAATTATGTGATCTGAAACCCGATGACTTCATACATAACCTTATCGTCGCTGTAGGAGGATTCCATCGTCCTCAACCTCCAAGAATACTAGACTTTGTTAGTCCAGTTTTGGAAGGATTCTTAAACAAATGCGTATACAAAATTGAACCGGAAAATGAAGGTAAAGACCTCAACATTTTCCCAACAGAGGACACAGCCGCTGCTATCATGTATCTCTTCAATTCCTTTAAGTACAACGGTCTCGTCATCCCAGGAGACAAAATTGGCCTAATTGTACCAATATACTCTCCATACCTTGAATTCCCAACACTTCGTGACTACGATCTCACTCAAGTTTGTATCTCCGCAAATCAAGACTTATATTGGGAAATTCAACCGCAAGAATTGGCGAAGTTAAAGGATATTCGCGCGCTCCTCCTTGTAAACCCCTCAAATCCCGCCGCCGTATCCCTGACTGAGAATAACGCCAGAGATATCGCGAATGTCGTAAGGAAAACGAACAAAGACCTCATTATCATTGAAGATAACGCCTATGCATCCTTTGCAAATGAATTCAACTCCCTCTTCAATCTTCTACCAAGAAACACCATTTCCATCTATTCTTTCTCCGACTACTTCGGAGCAACCGGATGGAAACTTGGATCCATTGCGATACACGAAAGCAACGTAATAGATAGCTCCCTCTTGAAAAAAGTAGACGACTCCGTACATGACAGATACAAAATGATCACCCATAACTCAAAACGAGCGAAATTCATCGACAGAGTTGCTATGGATTCCAGGGAAGTAGCGGAAACCGCGAACGCGGGACTCTCAAGCCCGCAGCAAATATTGATGGCTCTTTTTGCCACACAAGAATTACTAGATACCCATCATGTTTATGGAAATACCATCAAAGGCATCCTACTTGAACGCCTCGAACACGTAATACAACCTCTTGAATACAATATCGAAAATATAAACATCCTCAGCAATTTCCATGTGGCTCTCGACATACAGAAAATTGCGAACACATTAATGGGTGGATGCGAATTCGGCAACTACCTCGAGAAGGAGCGAGATCCTCTCGAATTCATCCAACAACTTGCTAAAGAATATGGAACATGTGTCATGCCTGCCGTCGCATTCGCAGGACCATTCTGGGGAATACGTATCTGTCTCGCGAGTCTCCCCTCAGACGCATACATACTCGTCGGCAACAATATTAGAAGTCTTATAGACATGTACTACGAACAATTTAAAGAGTGGGAAAGAAAAGAACAGAAGAAAACCCTCAAAGAAGCTAAGAAGAAACTGAAATAAAAAAGTCAAATAATATACAAACTTTATATATCATCAGACTCCCTGCTGTCACATATAGTCATATATTTATCTAAGCAACATACAACACACTCTTTGCCAGGAATACCACATACTTTTGTCTCGTCATCACCAACGTTATGTACATCACTAACATAATGTTTACACAATGGTGATAAGGACATAGGAAGTCCCCGTTCCTTGCGGCAGTCACAACACGGCCAGTAGCATCGTGCCTTACGCGGCCAGCAACTACCTATTTTCCTATCATCGAATAATTGTTTCTCTTCAGGAAAAACGCCCTGTCTTGAATACCAGACATATTTATCATACATTTGACATGAATACCAAAGTCCACAAAAAGAGCACTCATACAGTGTATGCTGGAAGTTGTGTCGTTTATCACAAATGAACCTTCCAACTGTTTCAATCGGTTCGTACAAATTGTTTCCGTCGAAGTATTCCCATTGATACATCAAGGCGTTTAACAGTCTAATTGTACGATCCATCTTTGGCTTATGATGAATCTCCCAGATCCTCTTATCAACAATACGTTGAAGTTCGATTGATACATTGATGTCCATATTGTAAATGTTCATGATCTTAAATAATACTAAAATACGTAAGTGTTGAAAGAGCGCACCGAATCTTCACTCAGATGAGTGAAGATTATTATTTGATTGGTATATGGATGGTTGCCCTTGCCGGGTGGATCCTTTTTGTTGCTCAACAAGAAATCTTAGGGACACATCGGTGACACCATCCTAGACGCTAACGAAAGTACCATTATCCAGACGGTACTGACGTGTAACGTAGATCAACGTATTGATTGGATGAATGAAATTGATTGTGATCTTGAATGTCTTCCTCAACTCGATTAGTACTAGATCATACTGAGGCTTATGTAGATGTGTGTAGATCTGATTGTCCAGGCCTACAGAAATAATACTTTGTAAGTCAACCGGTAATTTATGATAAATTCTTTCGGTATTGAGATTCATCTTCAAATATGACTGACATATCTTAAATTATATTCAAATTTAGTTATACAACTCACTATCTGCATACTTTTATCTTTTTTCTACAATTGGGACAATCCGCCTTGTACTTCCCCCACTCCGTTATACATGTTGTATGGAAGAGATGGTTACAATCTAACCGCGAAATTTGCTCACCGTCCTCGTACTCAGTCTTACATATTATACATTCCCCCTCATTATCACACATACCTGATCTCTTGAATGTTTCGACAGGAATATCAATCACAACATCATCTCTTTTTTCCAACTCTTCATCATGCATGCTAGTCTCCAGAGCCGTAGACATCAAATCAAACCCTTGAAAATCTGGCATAATCAACTCGGTAAGATCCTCAATAAGCATCATCGACGTAAATGGATCAAGAGATTGGGTTTCGTGCATGCCGTCTCTACCCATTAATGATAGAACAATCTCATATTCTGCCGGCAACTGCGAAATCAACGTTTCAGAAGGAGCTTCTGAATTATGAATAGTACACCTAATGGAACTTGCCATATCTCTTATTATATATATCATTAATTTAAATAAGGTTATAACTTCGCAAAAACTCTCTCACGCGATCATTCCATATCCCGGACCGTGGGCGAGATAGTTGCCACCGGAATCCAAATCAGCTTTCCATGCTTTTTTACCATACAGTTTTTCACCCTCATTCAGATGATCTTCATACTCTTTGTAGGCTGCCTTGTATTCCTTCGTACATCTCTTCCCAATTTCACCTACCTTCGTTGCGCGACGTTTCGACTCGATTATCCACGATTCTGGGACAGGTCTAGAGTCTGCTTCTTTTTGTTCCTTGGTTTTACCGAACCACCATCCAGCTCTCATCCTTCTACTCCTTCTACTCCTTCTACTCCTTCTACTCCTTCTACTCCTTCTACTCCTTCTACTCCTTCTACTCCTTCTACTCCTTCTACTCCTTCTACTCCTACTCCTCCTCCTACTCCTCATACGCCTACTTCTCCTCATTCTACCCCTCCGACTCCTCCTACTTCTCCTACTCATTCTACTCTCTCGAGACCTCATTCCTTAATTATAATTGACAAACATTAAATATATATCTAAAATCCGTGGATTTTGATATCAGGATTCTCACAGATCTTCTCATTTACGAGAAACTCTGCAAGCCGCTTCCGCACATCCCCTTGTAATTGAAGTATTTCAAATCCATCATCGGTTTTCGCAACAACACCGTTACACGAAAACTTCTTCTTCACATGCTTCAAAATCTTCTTCAGATCGAGGTCAGTTTCCAACCCCTGACACGTCGTTATACACTTGCGCGCGTTCCTCTGCTGTATACGAATATTAACAGATTGTGATATCTGTGAGAGATTCGAGATCTCGTCTAACATATTAAAATCATCCATAATCAACATAACAATACTTGATGTGATAAATCAATTTTAAAACTGTTTATCGAATATGAACTTCTTGAACACTATGGATGATTGTTTTAATAAATGACCCTTCTCTCCACCAAAGCTGAGTACCGTTCGCGTATATAATCGGTTGAGTAACTGCACATTTTTATGCGCGTCGCTATTTTGACGAGTACTACTTTTTCGACGATTGAGAGTGAGGCGCCCAGCTCTCATGATCTTGACCGCCCCATAAATATGTCCGGTCCCAGGATCGCATAATCGATCTGCTTGCCATAGGGTAAGCGAATCAATCCTCATTTGAGACTTAAAGTCACCACATAGCACATAGAAAATGACATCGCTGGAAGACTGGGAGACCAAAGAAGATTGGGTCAACACCGATACACACCATGATATTACCTTCTCTGTTTACCGAGTAATAAAGGAAGGATACATTTTCGTGCAAGAGCTAGGGATTGGGAGAAATGTGGTTGGTACAGAGGCCACAGTCGAGGATGTAAAGACCCTTATTATACCGCACGTCGCAAACTATCGAGAAAATGATACTGTGACGCTATACTTCGCTGGGGATATGATGAAGGATGAGGCACTCTTCTATATTGATCACGGTATGTTACTACCAGTGTTCGTGGACGTGATTCTCAATACTTGCTGAAACGTGTGAGACTTGCGAGTACAGCATTAATGAAGCCCTGACCAGAACTGGTCAGGGCTTTTTTTGTGTCATTACACTAATTAATCCTTCTTGGAGAATTGCTCCTTGATGGCCTGCGCGAGACCACAGCTGACCTCAGGGACATTTTCTTGGTCGCACTCCAAAACTATATATGACCATTATGGCCGGAAAGTGTATAATACTTTATACACCCTCCCTTCCTTCCACCACTCCTTGTGTCCGTTTCGATAGTGTTTTGCTGGTTTATCTCCGTCTCTATGAAGTTTCCCTTCCTTATACCATTGCTGACTACCACCCGCATATGCCAATGATTCTTGATCCCCTTCTCTATGAAACTTCCCTGTCCTAACCCATTTACCATTTGGGTAGCTAACTATTGACGGTCCATCACAATTATGTGGTTGGTGATGCAAACATATCCTATAAACATACCGCCAATCTTCCGTGAATAACTCGTTGAGGTACCTATTTGCTCCACACATATTATTGATATCTTCACGATATAGAAATCGTGAAATAACAGATTGTAGTATGCTCCTGAGATCTATTTGACAGATTGAGATAACAGACATACTAAATACGCACGATACTTTTAAGTCAATAATCGATCTTGCAATATTTACGGTCAGTTACTGGCTCAAAATATCGATCTAGATTGTGAATATGTATCAGCTCCTTGTCTAACCATTTTCTCTGATACCTATCTTTTCGTTGTCGCTTAAGTCTTCTCACCATATCGAGGTTAGTTATAAGCGATACCAAGTTACATACGCTATTAAAATATATGTGTACAACCTCCTCTCTGCGATATTTGTAAATCATCTTAAACCCACACTCGTTTTCGAAGTGTTTTGCAATCATATCCTGAGTCGGTTTATACAACTTCCTATAGATCATCTCATCTATCATATCCTGCAACATCTCAGGAAGGTTGAAATATATCTTTCTCCAATCGTTAAAAATATTATTAGTCATGCTCAATATCCAAATGAAAAACTATGCGTTTTTTCATTTCATATATTCTTATCAATATTACCTAAATGTACTCACGCATATAGCACATCCCTTCTTCCCACCACTCCCGCATACCGTCCGCTAAGATTACTGCTGGTCTATCCCCTTCTCGATGTCTCCAGTCCTTCTTCATACTAGTACTGAGAACCGTCCGCCTCAATTATTGCCAGTTTATCCCCGTCTCTATGAAGCCACCCTTCTTTATACCATATCCGAGTACCGTTCCAGCAGATTATTGCCGGTTGATCTCCATCTCTATGCAGTACCCCTTCCTTATACCATGACTGAGTACCGTCCACGTCGATTATTGCCGGTTGATCCCCGTCTATGGCGCTTCCCTTCCTTATACCATGCCTGATCACCATTCGCCCAGATTATTGCCGGTTGATCTCCATCTCTATGATGTTTCCCTTCCTTATACCACTTCTGAGTACCGTACGCGGTGATTATTGCCGGTTGATCCCCGTCTCTATGCAGTACCCCTTCGTTATACCAAGACTGAGTACCGTCCACGTCGATTATTGCCGGTTGATCTCCATCTCTATGATGCTTCCCTTCCTTATACCATGCCTGATCACCGTTCGCGGTGATTATTGCTGGTCCTTCATAATTATGAGGTTGGTGATGCAAACATATCTTATAAATATACCGCCAATCCTCGGTAAATAGTTCGTTGAGGTACGTATTCGCTCCGCACATATTGTTGATATCCTCACGGTATAGGAATCGTGAAACAACAGATTGTAGTATGCTTCTGAAATTTGGTTGACAGATTAAGATAATAGACATATTGTTATGGAAATAACAATACTTGATGCGAGAAATCATTTTTTACGTTTCTTTTCCAGAATTACTGAATATCGTCCGCGTAGATTATTGCCTGTTGATCCCTTCTCTCTAGAAACCCTTGGAAATCCAACTCCAGCCTAATTCTCTGAAGCATGCTTCCAAAATCTCGTCATGCTGTGCTTTCCTTTCGAGAGTCTTGAGTATGCTGAAATCGTCGAGATTGCAATGATGTTTGTGGCGAACGAGGAGTTGTAGAAGGACTTGTTGTGTGTTGATGAAGTTTTTTCTGTTGAGTGTTTTTCCGAAGAGACGATCGTAGACGACGACAAGTTTGTTGAAGTCCTCGTAGAGTCTATCTTCGAGATATGATATGTCATCAGGTTTTATACCTGTGACTTTGTAATGTATGAGATGAACGTTTTCGTAATGTTTGCTATACCCTAACTCTCTGAGAAATCTGAGAATTATTTGCTTTGTTATACCAGAGAATCGTTCAATCCTTGGAGTGTTCTCGTCGCCCTTCAAGAGATGATGGTTTTTGAATTCTAACTCTAACTCTTCGTAAAGTGACGGAGGAATCGTACAGTTTTGTAGGCCCTGGTGAACATTTTTTGCATATTTATATGCAATAAGCGAATATCAAAACGTAAATCATTACTTACATATAGCGAATCCCTTCCACCACTCCTGATAACCGCTTGCACAGATTACTGCCGGTTATCCCCTTCTCTATGCTGTTTCCCTTCCTTATACCACATCTTGTCACCGTTCGCAAAAATTACTGCCGGTCGATCCCCTTCTCTGTGACGCTTTCCTTCCTTATACCACCACTGATTACCGTTCGGGTCTATTCTCGCCGGTTGATCCCCGTCTCTATGAAGAAGCCCTTCTTTATACCAGCACTGATTACCGTTCGAGTCGATTATCGCTGGTTGATCCCTGTTTCTATGGATATTGAAGTCTTTCCTAAGAGTTTTGATCTCATTGTATATCTCCAGAATAATTTGCATTTGAGTGCCATTATTAAAATGTGTTTTCTCTTTTTTCTGCCTCTTCACAGCAGGTATGTCCTTTTCGAGTTCCGTCAACTCGTTGTCATTTCGTACAGTAGATAGTCGCTTTTGTCTGAGTGCTTTTGTGCTCATGATATCTGCTTTTCTGAACAATTAATAAATTAATTGTTCAATTTAGAAAAATTCAGGGTTTGGTAAGTGGTTATTTGAAGCTGTTAATTCCAAGTATTGGAAAATAAGAAGTGTTCTTCGAAATGCATGGCATTAAAGATATAAAGATATAGAAACAAAAAAAACCCTCTGTAGTTTACAGAGGGTTTTTTTTGTTGTCAAATTAGTATATGTATCTAGATAAAATGAATGCAAGGATAGCAAAAAAACATGCACTTGAATCTCTTGAGACAACTAATTTTCCAAATTGTGCTTCAAGAACTAACGTTTCGAAAAAAGAAAACGACAGCGTTTGTTTTGGGCACTGTGAACTACAGGGGCCAACAATCTCTTGGAGGTCGAACCAAAGGTCCTTCAAAATACAATGAAAAATTCCCTGAACTATATGACGCGTTGCAAGATTTGATTGAGACTTATCATCCTGATTTTTCATACACCACAATTCAAGTTAACAAAAACGTCAAAAGTTTGCCTCATATTGATATGAACAATGTTGGACCTTCGTATATTATTGGGTTAGGAGATTATGATGGAGGTGATCTTGTCATTGAAGGATTCCCATACAATATTAAAAACAGATGGAAACGATTTGATGGAAGAGATGCACACTGGGTAGAACCATATATTGGTACTCGTTATTCCATTGTTTACTTCACGCATACATTTAAGCCGCCACATCCATCTTATCAAGGTATTAAAATCACGAAGAAAGGCATATACAAAAAAGGGAAAATGATCAAAGAATTTTAGACGAATAAGTGTGACCAATGGACCATCATTCAGGATATTCATATATTCGAAATCTTTAACCTCAAGGCATGTAATATATGCATACGAATATCCAAAATAATTTAAAGAGATATTGTCTCTAGAAAATGTTAGATAGAAGACCAGATCCTGATCCAAAATATTCTCCGCATAGAGAAGAAGATTTATTTACATGTCATAATTGTGCACATCCACATCGTTATTACTCATACTCTGTTGGATGGAGTGTATATGGCGACAGGGAGGACGATGGTACTATAGGCGAAGTCTCGGCGGACGGCCTAGAATTTTCTCGTATTCACAACGGGCACATATGGGCATGCAATAACTGCATTAGATCGAGCTATCTTTTTAAGAATAAGAGTTGTTCTCCCGAGTTATTTCCCAGATAAATGACTTATGAAAATCGTATTTTCGAATATTTTTATTTATATTTGAAAATACTGCTTTGAATGCACTATATCCGAGAAGTCGTGTATGAAGTACACCTAAACCGTATACGATGTAATACAAATCAAACCCTCTAAAAGTCATGTCAAAATTTAAATAATTGTAGAATAAATGACAACTTACATCGTCAGGAAAAGGGGGAGGGTTGAAAGACGAACTATTCCACCTTATGATGAATGGACAACTTCGGACCACAAGTATATCCAAAGGTTATTCAGGTTGGGCAAAGGCGGAATTATGGCTGCACGCAAGTATATCAAATCACACATGGAGACAAATCCAGAGAAATGGGGGAATTTGGGATCAAAGGATCTTGCACTGCTAAAAGAATATGCTAAACATACACGAAAACTAGGAAGCAGAAGCAAAAGAAGTAAAAGAAGTGCCAGGAGTATGGGAAGTAGAAAAATATCAATTTGCAAGCGTAAAGGATGGGTAGTAAATCCGGCCACAGGACGATGTTGGCTGGCAGCGAAGAATGGATATGTGCGGTCCCTCGTTACTGGTAAATGGATACCGGCAACATCTACTGAGGCTAAACGGAAGAGTAGGCGAAGTAAGAAAAGTAGGAAAAGTAAGAAAAGTAGGAAAAGTAAAAGGAGAAGTGTGCGAAAAAGTAAAAAGAGTTCACGTAGGAAGAGTAGGAATAGTAGGAAAAGTTCACGTAGGAAGAGTAGGAAGAGTAGGAAGCGAATATGACCTCTTATCCTATTTTCAGTATAACGAATACATTTTGTGTATGAAACAGGGTTAAAAAGTAGTAATCAAACACGTATGTGTAACTGTTAGTGATAAGTAATACTTTACCTACACGAAGAAGGTAAATGTCGTAAAATCCATATATATTGTAATATTGCTCAAGTATCTTATCAAGGCATAAAGGTCCGTACATTACAGTAAGAAATGCCAAAAGCAAAAAATGTAACACCTCTACCCTCTCCGATAGACGCTAAGAAACTTTCTACAAAAGAGGCTAAACAAATATGCTTTGAAAATGACTTTAGCGAGCAGTTCCTAACATCTCTTGTTCCCCTTCTAGATAAAAATGTTGACAAAGGTGAACTCATCCATGAACAGGAATTGTACCTGCGGTTCTATAATGATTTTCACAAATTATTCACATCCCGCATATCTAGAGGAAAAATCTATCGCTCCTACTACAAACCTATTATTACTAAATTTGGCGAAGATAGACTGCGAAGTAACGATGTTACTGTAGACGAATTATCACAGTGGTATGCTGCCTATCAGAAAGCATACACGAGTGCAGAAAATGTTTGTATCATAATAGGCAAGTATAGCGAACAACTGAAGGAACTATTTCAGCGTGAGATCATTGACCAGAATACAGACGACAAGGAATTACACAAAAAATGTATAGGCATTGGGTACACAGAAACATATAGTACGCTTAAGAAGGAGAATGCTTGTCTACCAAGAGATCTAAACGATCTTACGCTTGATGATGCCGTAAAGTTCTGCATTAACGAGCGAGATAAGTATATACTAACAAATTCACGTACTGTTCTACTACGTGCTCGTGGATATAAGCAAATCGATGATCTCGTCCAGTTGAAAGAAGCTAGAGATGCGAAAGTAGTGTACTTAAGAACAATAGCAAACAATGCGAATATCCGCATCCAGTACGTGCGAGAAATCGATGAGTATCTCGGAGGAATAGAGAATCTGGATAACGAGAGAACCGAAGATATTATAGACAAAATCAAGAAGTTTACGTACAAGAGGATTATTACAGACATTGTGTGTGCAGCTATGCAGAATAAAGAGAAGGCTGATATCATCAAACGTAATCTTCCACATACATGCTTCAAAGATAGAAAAGTAGACTTATTCTTTGCAGAAAGAGATGGACAACTACATACACTTTTCCAAACGATGCTATCCGAGTACAACGTCGAACTGCAATCCACATCTTCTTTTGCGGACGACAGAATAAAAGAGAAGGAATTGAGGATTGTATCTTTGTTTGAATTTATGGACAAGCATATTCCACATACTTTAGGAATGCTATCCGGATCATCTTGCTCTGACATTATTATCACGTTTGTGAAGAATTGCACGTATCAACAAGTCTATGATCTCATACTTGCTTACGGGCATATACAAAACTTTGATAATTCCAGAGTAAAGAGTAAGCTCGGTGTGTACCATCACGCAGAACAAGGAGTTCAGCATGCTATCTGGTTCTTCAAGAGACTTCGGGAAATATGCCCCTGTCAGGTAGAACTCGAATCACTTAAGATAAGCATGTTCCTCTCTCAAATAGAAAACAAATCAGAACTACTCAACTGGGATAGAAGAAGAACCTACAAACAAACAGAAGTAGATGCAATGATCAAAGTATGTGAGGAAGAGGGAAATACAAAGGACCATCTTCTTATGATTTTATTAAGAGAAATAGCTCTTCGTAATTCGGCCCTATGTAATCTCACGTTCGCTCATATCATGGATGAAAGTATGACAATCCCGAAGCACACATGTAGGGTCAAGGAAAAGGGAAATAAGACAAGAGAGTTCGTGACATCTCCAGCAATGAAAACTCTGATCTTAAAAATGAGAGAGGATTATGCTGACATAATTTCGCCTGAGAAATATGTGTTCAGTCGTAACAAACAACTGGAAACAAAAATGGGCAGTTCGACACTGAATAATGTACTGAAAAGAATTGGAGTAAAAGCAGGCGTTACTGATGTTAATATCCAAGCGCACACATTTCGTCACACTCTCGTAACTGCTCTTAAATCCGCAGGGAATGATATGGAGACTGTGTCGAAATTCATGGGCCATAATTCAGTCGATACGACAATCAATTATTATTGGGAGAAAAACATTGCAGAACTTGTTGCAGAGCTACGCAATCCATTCACAAATCCTGCAGTAACAGCAGAAGAGATTGAAGAGGAAGAAAATAATGAAATCGTAACACTCAACACTCAGTTGGATAAATCACGAGAAATGATAGCAATGCTCCTGGGAATTATTAAGGATGGCGAAACTCTCGAGCAAATTAAGGGAGAATTCTCCGAACACAGAATGGATATCGCACGAGGTGTGAAACATATCTTTGCAGATCCAAGCGATACAATGACTACAACATCGTGTATGAGTTATATCTAGATTTGAATACTTAAATCTCTTGTTTTATATATGGAGAAGTTAAACAAAAAATATATGTGCTCATGACTACCCGATACTATTTGGGAAACATAAGTGAAATCACATAGTTTCTTATTGACGCCTGAAGCAATTGCTCGACGATGTCAATAAAAAAATCTCTCATTCTAGAATGATGAGAGCAGATTTGACACGATTTTTTTTAGCGTAGCCAGTATGTACGCCATCCAACCATCTTTCCCATGCGGGGGATGGGGGGAACTCGCTAGAGGGGTGTGTAAACTGGCTACACTAAAAATCATTCAAGATTTGAGAGATTTTTTAATTTGGAGCTCGCAGAATATTAATATCTGGATAATTATTTGACGAGTTCGAAAAAATATATGACAGTTGATATCTTTTTCGATCATGTTCTTCAAGTCAACCCGTGTCTAATTTATGCGATATACCATATATACCATTCTTAAGCCCTCGTATATTGACAGTCTGCTCCATCTTGCCATACACAGTATAGCATACCTCCATCTCCTGCTGCATGTGTGCATGGATCAATTGAATTGTCCGACCATGTATTACAGAAATGACACCCATTTGTATCTCCTGATGTAGTTTCGCATGTGTCTCCAGTTGCATCATGTGCGCACGATGCTGGAGCAAAGCAATGTCCTGTATTTCCCCCTACTGTTGTAGTACTCGATGCAGGACGCCCATATGTGCACATAGGTTTCATGCATCCTAAAGAGTAGTTTGTACATGGATTAGATCCAGTAGGTGAACCTCGGTGAGTTACTTGCATATCTGTGCGATTTTCACATGGCACTGGTACATCAGTACATGCTTCCCCTGTCCTCATTAGTGTTACTGAACGCAATGTTGCATCCGTCGGTGCGTCGGAGGGAGATCCTACTTTCTCTCCGGTAGCGACAGCTTTACAAACACATTTGTTATTTTCCAATGTACCATATGGCGGATTACACTTGGTACATGCCGCTCGTTGATCAGGACTATCTGGGTTTACCATGTCAAAATCTGCGCAGATGCTACAAGTAGCCGCAAAACTTTTACTCTGAATCTCTCCTGTGTCTCCATCACAACAATATACGGTGTTTTCCCCGGGTTCCCCCGGAGTCCCGGAGTCCTTTGGACATGTAACAGCAGAGCATAGGGGGTACGAATCAGATGCTTTTTCGCCCCATGTACACGTAGTCCCATCCCAGTTAACATAGTCAACTGTGTCTTTTCGTAGTGTTGATATACTCAGGCAATCTGAGAAAGAACAAGAGGTAGAGGCAGAGGCACTAACTTTTCTCCTCAATTTACCGGGGTCCGTATCTCCTGTTTTACAGTATACGATATTTTCACTATTTGGACATGTAGTAGCAGCGATATCCATGGGTCCATTACAAAACAACTTATCATCCCTATCTGCTTGTGCGTGGATATTTGGGTAATATAAATTATCATTAAATTGACAATCAGGTTTTGTTTGGCAGGATGTTAACCACCCTCCACCTTCAGTATTTGTGTAACATAGACTACTATCACTACAAAATATTGGAACTGTATTTACAGGAGTTGGATCTTTACTCATCGGATGCTTCGCATCTACATGTCCATCAGATGGTCCGTATCCACATACATATGCACACGTATTTGTTTTAGGATTACACTGATATCCCTTGGTGGCATCGCAACATGTCGTGTCACCGGAACACTTGGTTAAACAACACAAACCATCTGCCAACATACCTGGATCACAACATGTATGACCATCGTTGCTCAATACCTGTCCTTCAGGACAACACCCATAGCTTTTACCATCAGTAGATCCGGTGCAACCAGATCCGGGTGCACAGCATGTTGTGGTTCCATTCCCACATACTGCGCAATTCATCCCAGTATCACAACATGTTGGCGTTCCGTTCGTACACCATGCGCAATCCATCCCGGACGCACAACACGTTGTGGTTCCATTCGCACATAATGCGCAATTCATTCCAGTATTACAACACATTGATGTTGGTCCAGATGGACCAGTAAGGCATATCGACTTATATGTACCACCCGCACATGGCGCAGGGGGAGATGGCGCTGGGGGAGATGGGGGAGATGGGGGAGATGGAGATGGTTTAATTCCACAACCAAAACATCCTGTCGCAGCACTAGATGCGCATGGCATAGGATAAATTAAACTTCGTAGACAACATTTTGTCGTATTGTTTATATCATTGTAACACGTATTATTACCTGCACACGCGTGTCCATCAGCACAACATCCGTTTGTACATGTATCATCATCACAACGAGTTTCGCCAGGACCACAAACAGGAACACACCCACTATGATCTGAATTCCAATCATAACCAGGCAAGCAGTTACACTCACCAGAAGTTGGGTCTGTTCTCGTATTATCCATATCGCACGGTGTTATACACTTACTATACATATCTGACCATACCCCTGTGTCACACCTCTTCTTTGCTGTATTCGTAATTGATCGAATTGCTACAACGCTTCCAGTAACGATTACCGCGATAATTAATATAGAGACAATACTCTTGAAAATGAGTAACTTGTTCATTTATTAGCACAATAGATCTTGTTTATTTGTACCAATTGAACAAGAGTCTAGAAGACGGTATATGAATATATTGTATGTCTTACTTCTTAATCGAGATTTATGTATAATGTATAAAACCCTTACCATACTGGTAAGGGTTTATTGGATGAGATAATTATGTACTGTAAATATATCACTGAAGACTGTCAAAGTCTTCTCTAAGAGTATTGAAGTCTTTCCTGAGGTCATGGAAGTCCTTCCTAAGAGTTATGATCTCATTATAAATCATCTCCAGAGTAATTTGCGTCTGAGTGCCCTGCTCAAAATGCGTGCTCTCTTTCTTCTTCCTCTTTGCAGCAGCTATGTCCTTTTCGAGTTGACGAAACTCGGTGTCATTTTCATATTCAGTATACCCTTTGATATAGGTACGATACTGTTCGACCATACTCAATACTGGTATTAGCAATCGACTCTGTAGCCGAGCAATAATTGCACCAACAGTTCTCCCATGCGCGAGTGCTAACTCCATAATCGGACACCGATCATCTAAAAACCTAGTTCTTAATGTTTCGTCTTCTTCGATTGTCCATAATTTCCCAGCATTTGGAAAAGGTGTTTTTTCATTCGTTTTTTCATTCATTTTTCTTTGATATATATACCGACTCATGATATGTATATCTTCTGTTTTCCAAGATCGCATTTTCAATTTGGAGCAACAAATTCTTCCCAGCATAAGTCAATAATTATGACGAAGTGAAGAATTACACGACAGTTAAATTTTCAGTCTTCTTTCTACTGAAATCTAGTCCTTGTAACAGTTCCATACGTTTGTGTCTATTGCTAGGACGATCTTTCTCTTTCTTATCTTTCTTCGACAAGAACTTTGGTATCACATTCTCTGGTTTTTGGGATGTGTCCAACCAAGGAATATTTGCACGGTCTACAACTTCTGCTATAGATTCTTTGAGATAAAACTGTTCTGTTACTTGTGTATTGGCATGATTAAGGAGCTTGGAAATTGTCGTCACATCATTCCCACATCTCAGTAAGATATGTGCGTAAGAATGTCGAAGAGCATGTACGTGAAGGTGTGCCCCTTCTAATCCAGCTTGTTCGCATAGTCTCTTAAATCGTGCTCTAATTGTGTTTGTCGATGTATGTGAGGAAGATGAAGATGTAGAGGGAAATAGATAGTCTGTTGATCCCCGTCGTTCTGTTCGAACCCATTTCTCTATCAATTCAGCAACAGTTTCATTGATAGCGAATTCAAACCATTTATTTCCTTTTTCAAGAGTTCGTCCGCTTTTGAATACACGTATATCATTGCCTGTAATTTCGCAAACATGTTGAATCTTTATCTTCACTAACCCTCCTACACGCATGCCTGTTGTGATAAATAAAAGAAACGTGAGATGATCAAGAACAGAAGTCTCACACGCTTTTGAGTAGATGATATCCAGTTCATTTGCAGGAATCTTGTGTTTGTCTCCAGAGGTATAATCAACAGGTCCATCTTTAGGTTTTGACAGTTTGTTTGAGTATTTGAACTCTATACCAAGAATATGTACGCAGAGGATAGAGAGCCATCCATGTTGTCTAGGATTTGAAGAGCAAATGTCGTCTACGATAGCTTGGTTTATGCGAATATTGTAGATATCCCATTCGTTCAATGTGATATTAAGTTTTGGGAGACATTGATTGACATAGAAGCTAATAATCGAGCGAACAGATGTCGCGGCTCTATTTTTGCTGTTCCTTCGTATGATATCTATCCAGCCTTCTATTCTTTTTCTGAGGACATTATCTTCAGGTAGAGAAGCGAATCGTCTTCCGATTACCCCTTTGATATCGAACGTTCCATGAGGTAGTTTACTCTTGTAGGCGAGTCTTGATATGAAGTTATCGGATATGGAGATTGTTGAGAGGAGATATTTGAAAGTTTGGAATTTTGCTTTGACAGTATTGTTACTCCACTCTTTGTCGTGGGCGATATTTGCGATGATATTGGATATTTTCTGCGATTCATCGATGTTTGTGTTGATGCGTTCGATGAATATTGACAGATCGGTGTTACCTTGTCTTATTCGCATGATTTCCTTGAGTAAAGAGAATGCTTGTTCTGCAGCTGATTTTGAGAATTTATCGGCTACCATATCTGTTCTGGCTTTCCTTAAGGCCGAGAATTGGGGTGTTTCTTCTACGAAAGGTGGATCATCGTGTGTTTGGTATTCCATACTTGTGAGTTATGGGATCTTTAAGTGATGAATATTCGATATGTGCTAATGAAACGGTTAATTTTATCGTTTGAGCTATCTGAATTGCCAAATCTGGGTGTGCGAAAGTCCCACCTGTATGTCTACCTGAAATGGACTCTAAAATTGAAACTACCGGAATTCCGGTAAGTTTAGAAAACACCTGAATTAGCTCTTGAGAAGACTTGTTTTCTTTCCACTTATTGATATCCTTACCTACTGCATTACAGATGAGAGTTACATTTACGTACCCATCTTTGCGAACAGGAACACGGATTTTCTTATCGCGAAGTTGTAAATCAAACATAACTAGTTCAGTATTCTCTTGGTGTTGATGCATGGATTGCGGTTCACTAACAGTCGTATCACAACCGTCTTCTATATCGTTTCCTTGAGTCTTTGCGTCTGGAATTACCTCGTTTACAATCCATTTTCTAAAGTCTCTAGATTTGTGTAGTTTGGAATTGTCGATGAGGCTCATGACTCCGTTCTCGTTAATGAGAACAGTGTTAGGACTACAGTTAGAAGAGTACCCAGTAATACATAATGATTTGAAGAGTTTCTTGTCTTTCTTCTTGACGAATTTGTCGAGTGTGACTGCTGTATTCGAGAAGCCTAAGATATGCGTGATTTGTTTGCCAATGAAGTACGGATTGTCAGGTTTTCCAAATAGTTGGATTTCCAAGTTGTTCGAATGTATGGATTTGAAAGTAGCAAGATGTGTATGCGAATTCATACCATGTTTATTCTCTATCTTTAAGTCTGATATGCGGTTACATTAAAGGGTGTGTTCTCTCTGTTATGCTTACACAGATAGAACAAAATTTACAAGGGATTTTTTCTGTTGGAAAATATGGTATTTGAAAAATGTATAAGAACATTCGGAAAGATGATAGGCCCTGGTACTGATTTACACAGTCTCGGAAATGTACCTTACGATCATACATATACTTACTCGTCACATTCACTCTGTCTATATCCTTCGGGGAAGGCGCGTGTTGGGCTACGATCTGCTGTGCGAAACACGTTTGACAAATATACGTTGATGTCTCGATAATCTCGAAGTCCTTCTTATTTCCACAGTTCGGACATGATATCCGCTTGGATTTCTTCGGTGGTATCATATCGATATCAACATACTTACTGGCTATCTCCATGAACCGATCGATTAACGATTGTTTAGCAACGTTACCTCTCCTCTTTTTACCTACCCAGACGACGTGCTCCTCCGTAGTTAACATCGTCCTATATTCATCAATTATCCGCGCAACTTCCGCTTCATACAAATTTAACCTGATCTCATTACGAAGATCGTCAACCACAACAAGAAGCTCATCACGAGCATCTTCATAGAATGCACGTACGTTATCCGTTATGTTATCGCTCTCAAGCAAGAGGCACATTTCCTCTAAACTCTGACAGTATTCTGAGAGTTTCGTCGTCTCTTCCTGAAAGTTAGCCTGCACTTTCGCATGTATTTGCAATATATCTAATTCTGCCATTCTTCGTAGTTCCTTCGCATTTAAGCCTAAGATATATCAATAACCAATCAGAACATAACATAAGGGATATGATTCCTTAGCTCAAACATGAATCATAATACTAAATATCAGGCCCTACAGCAATATCTATCAGACCTTGACTATTTAAAACCTCCTCGGTTGTAAATAACTTGTTATCCCCCTACTCATACCTACTTACTCATCTCTACTTACTCATACCTTCCACGAATACCCATAACCTATCGTTCCTCTCATAGAAAGACGATATGATATACCCTCGATCCATAATCATTTTTACAATCCCGCGTGTTGTAATATGTTCCCAGTCCCATGCCTTCTCTGTAGACCATAAACGAAGATCGTCACAAATAATTATACTCCTCCCGATATCTCCATCAAGAATAACTTCAAGCTCCTGAATCATAGGCACCTGGTCTTTCCCATTAAATGATGAATCGCTTCCCGATAGATGTGCGTCCAAGTAATACACAGCGCCTTCCTGAACCTTAGGAACAATTTCTCTCAAGAGCTCAACACTATCTCCGAGTAACATAGTCACGTTTTCAACCTTCTCATCCTCCATACGATGAACTGCCTTCTCATACAATCCGCTGTGAATCTCTGTTGTGTATACGTGTTCATAATTCCTAGCTGCTAGAATAGTTGTATCCCCCTTGTATGTACCTGTTTCGACAAAGTACTTAATCCCTTGATACTTAGGACGAGACTTGATATCGTCGATTTCGTTTTGATTTAATGATCCTCCCATTTCTATCTCTTTCCACCTCTTTCAACCCCTTTAAGTGTGTAAGACACAACAAATGAGTTTACTCATTCTTCTCATTCTTCTCATTCTTCTCATTATGATTTAGCGATCGTTCCAGAAGTAATCCAATTCGTGTGCTCTCCAACGCAAATTTGACAGGAGTATCCATTGGAGTCCCATTTGCTACCGCCGAAATCAGATTCGAAACTATATATTCATCACCTCCACCGTGACAGCCCATATCATCAAATTCAAATGTGATTGTCTCACTAGGCGTACCTTTGTCTTTCTTACGTCCCATGCCTCGTGTTGTGACTGATATCTTTGCAACTCCTTTCGACCAAACAGCGTCAATTGTTCCTAATGTACCGACGAAGTTAAACTCTCTACGCGAATCCGGACAATATGATACCATAGTAAGATTAGCTACCGCACCACCTTCGTACTGAAGATTACAAGAGAATGTATCCTCTATATCCTTCTCGGATGTAAAAGGATCCAAATCCTCATATATAGCATAGGCCTCAAATAGTTTTTCGTTGCTATATTTAGTTTTAAGTTCATCACGCAAATGCTCATGATTTCTATCCCAGAACATGTTCGACCCAAACGCATTCAATTTCGTTACATCCTTCCCTCCTACGTACCAACTCAACAGATCTATCAGATGCACGCCTTTCTCAACGATATGACCCCCACTTTCGCTTTTAAACCGCCTCCAATTAGTATTAATTAGAGCACCATGACCTAAGTGTAACCCGTCATAAGCTCGAATATTACAAATATCACCGATAACTCCTTCTTGAATAAGGTCATAGACCTTCTTATAAAACGGACTGTATCTCAATACAAATCCTGTGCCAAATAAATTCTGATACGAATCTACATGCTCAAGCAAGTAGCGACAGTCATCTAAGTTTGTTACGATCGGTTTCTCACAGAATATGTTTAGACCCTTGTCCATTGCTCTTCTAATGTGATCATAATGCTCACTATTTGTTGAGCCTATTATAACTAAATTAAGGTCTTGGCAAAAGAAGACATTCAGATCAGTTGTACAGCAAGGGTTGGACCCTTCGAGTTGCAACTTGTCTTCCAGTTGATCTAAAGCTGGTTTGTAACGATCGTAGACCGCTACAACCTTGAATCTAGTATCACGCACAAGTAGTCTAGTTAGAAACATTGGACGGTGACCGACCCCCATCACTCCAATGTTGAATTGCTGAACACTCATATCTACATGTAGAAGATCATTCTGTTAAATATTAATTTGTTTGTAATCGAATCAAATGCACACAGTGAAAGTCAATGTCACTATACAGACCTCCGTGTACATAATAGCACATTTAATAATAGATTTAGCTGCCGTAGTCGAATTCAACCTCTAGCTGGAGATGACCTTCATTATCATCTACCACGCTGAGAGAGCTATATAGCTCATACCACCAATCATACTTCGATCCCTTCATTCTGTATACAGCCTCAGTCAGATCCCGTAATGTTATCCCATTTTCATTCTCGATACTGTAAACAAACTCATCGTAAGAGATACACATATTCCCACATCCTCCTCCGCGGATATCCTTATTACCAATCCGCTTATGCGCCGGACGAATTGTCAACTTAGTTGTGGTAGGCAACACAATAGTCTCCCAATTCCACTCTTCATTTACCATGTCAATAATATCACTTGCAATATCCGCATCGAACGTATTGCGGATCCGCATATCGCTTTTACCAATATTGTAGCACGGTGCCCACTGCAGAACAAAAGTAACAGGATGTAGGTATACTTGTTGGATGGACTCTGCTATAATGTCGCTCAGTACATCTACACGAGGACGGGTTGGCAAATTATCGTAGTACAGTTCCACAGATTGCATCGTATTTCTCTTACACAAACAAAGAGAAATTCAATTCTTATAAGAGAAATGCAGAAACGAAAACATATTTAAAGAAACAATATATACATATGAGAACGTAGTGTTAAAGGTAGCACTCCCAGAAAATTGCTGGGCAGATCAGGTTCGATACCTGACGTTCTCTTTCGCAAATCATTGGACTTTCCATATGATTTCTTCACCGAACACAGACACGATCATATCTTCTAGTATCACTTATCATCCTTATCATCCTTACTCTCCTTACTCTCCTTACTCTCCTTACTATCCTTACTCTCCTTACTATCCCTATCATCCCTACCATCCTTACTCACCTTACTCGCCTTGGCTGATTTACGGCAAGACTTCTTCCTTAATTTATCAAGAACTTTCATATACTTCATCTCTGTCCTCTCCAGCTTCTCGTCCAACGAAAGGTTTTGTACTCTCAATATTCCGTTCCTCTCCTTGATTTCAAGAGCCTCTGTCATCATAGCACGATGTTGTGCTTGCATTCCACGTGTGTACATCACTGCACCATACATCAATATCATCAACCCCCACGAAGCGAAAATCAGATACGTATAGCTAGGAAATCTCATTTATTTTATCTAAATATGAAAACAAAACTATATGAACTTCCAAGATACATACTTTTTCAAGACCCTTAAAATAGGACACTTAAGATTTATAAATGATTTATAAATGATTTTAAGTCTTCTATAACATAACACTATGTCCAACATTATCTCTAATATCTGTCAACTAGATTTCAGGAGTGCACTACAATTTGTTGTCTCACAATTCCTCTACCGTGAAGATATCAATAAGATGTGTGGGGCGAATACATACCTTAACGAGTTATTTCTAGAGGATTGGCGGCATGTTTATAGGATATGTTTACATCACCAACCTCATAACTATGACGGACCATCTATAATTAACATGTATGGTACTCAGGAATGGTATAAGGAAGGGAAATATCATAGAGAAGGGGATCAACCGGCAATAATTGACAGAAACGGTAATCAGCGATGGAATAAGGAAGGTCTCCTTCATAGAGAAGGGGATCAACCGGCAATGATCTATGTAGACGGTACTCAGGGGTGGTGGAAGGAAGGGAAGATTCATAGAGAAGGGGATCTACCGGCAATTATCTATGCACACGGTTCACAAATGTGGTGGAAGGAAGGGAAACGTCATAGAGAAGGAGACCAACCGGCAGTAATCAACATGGACGGCAAGCAGGAGTGGTATAAGGAAGGGAAATTTCATAGAGAAGGGGATAGACCGGCAAGAATCCTCGCGAACGGTGATCAGCACTGGTATAAGGAAGGGAAACTTCATAGAGAAGGAAATAAACCAGCAGTAATTTCTACATACGGTACTCAAGAGTGGTGGGTAGAAGGGGAATATCATAGAGAAGGGGGTAAACCGGTAATAATCTACGCGAACGGCACTCAGATGTTCAAACAGAAGTAAACCCATATGATAAATTACCAAAAGAAAGTTGAGGTATCCAAGTAATAAAAAATATCATATTTCTTAATAAATGGTGACTTCGACGACTAGAAACAGGAGAAAAAGTATGAGGAGTAAGAAGAGTAAGAAGAGTAGGAAGAGTATGAAGAGTAGGAAGAGTAGGAAGAGTAGGAAAAGTAGGAAGAGTAGGAAAAGTAGGAAGAGTAGGAAAAGTAGGAAGAGTAGGAAGAGTAGGAAGAGTAGGAAGAGTAGGAAAAGTAGGAAGAGTAGGAAAAGTAGGAAGAGTAGGAAGAGTAGGAAGAGTAGGAAAAGTAGGAAGAGTAGGAAGAGTAGGAAAAGTAGGAAGAGTAGGAAGAGTAGGAAAAGTAGGAAAAGTAGGAAAAGTAGGAAAAGTAGAAAAAGTATCATGAGACAAAGTAGGAAGAGTAGCATGAGACAAAGTAGGAATAGTAGGAAGAGTAGGAAGAGTAGGAAGAGTAGCAGGAGACAAAGTAGGAAGAGTAGCATGAGACAAAGTAGGAAGAGTAGGAAGAGTAGGAAGAGTAGCAGGAGACAAAGTAGGAAGAGTAGCATGAGACAAAGTAGGAAGAGTAGGAAGAGTAGGAAGAGTAGCAGGAGACAAAGTAGGAAGAGTAGGAGACAAAGTATGAAGAGTAGGAAGACAAGTCGTAAAAGTATACGGCCACATATTCAGATTGCGACGGTGAACGCATATCTTCAGGCTGATTGTGAGCCATTCTATAGGCATCTTGCAAATAAACTAAAACTGTTAGGTAACCCAGATATTGTGTGCCTGCAAGAGTCGCCGACGAAAGAAGCTTTGGAAAAGAGCGAATTAGGAGAATATTATGAAGTAATATGTGTGTCTTCCCCAATATTGGATGATGACTGTTGTGAGAGACTTGTGACAATGAAGTCAAAGGACTCAAAATGGCGCTTCAAGAAATGCTACACGATGGTATTAAAACAGTGTGCTACAGATCGTGTAATACAACTTGTGACAGTATCGTGTGGGGCTATCGAGATACGCATAGGGAACTTACATCTATGTGGAGGTAAATACGACGACGAAGAATATGAGTCCGCTGCCCTCTCTAAACTTCGTTCCATAAAAGAAGAGGCAATAATCTCTCTTAAAAGCGCTGATGTTATTGTCGGTGATTTTAATAGCCTGGATAATCCGTTCAAGCAAAAGAACTATATTAAGTATATTCGTGAGATTGGATGGAATGATGACCAAATTAAAACATGGAACGAGGCTCCCTTTGACAAGTTGAAATCTTTTGGGTACCTGCGCGCGAAATACACCAAATCTACTTCCATGTTTGGAGGAACACCTGATGCCGTGTGGTATCGCCCAGATCTTGTTCCAATCAAGATACACGGAATAGATATGGGTGCCAAAACGCAACTCGCATCAGATCACAATGGCATATCTGTGGAATTTAGCGTATAACTTGGTGCCAGAAGTAATATCCGTTATTTATTGGATACCTATTTTTAACATACGATGTCTATCTTTTTCTAGCATGACAATGAAATACAGGGCTTTGTTGATTGGCTGTAACATAGACTCTCATAGGTCTCTGTAGATAGAAGATTTAAAGATATCTGCATAACGTACCATGAAGATATCCGAAGATGTGTTTGTCAACCGAGTAACAGCGTTTCTCGGTACAGACCATATCCAGTTTATGTCCGGAGTAAGTCATTACTTTCACGATATCATCAAAACGAATTACAAAATCATACGCGCGAACTGTACTCAAACACGTCCCCTGTGTGTTGAATGTTACGCCCCACTACGTTGGAGAATAGAAAGTGAAGACCTTGAAGATTGGGATGAATTCGGCGTTAGTAATACTCCCTCCTCAAGGTCACCCTGTCGATATTATGATTATGACCTTCCAACAGAAGTACAATGTACGAGATGTAGCAAGATGTACATTATGTGTCCATGTTGTTTCAAGCCCTTTACGTTCCTTGGAAACTGTGGATATACAGACAGAAATTATTCATCCGACCGCAAATTCAGCCGCGAATTCCGTCCGAATGCCGTGTTAACTGACACTATAATTGGAGACGCATTGGCATACGCATTAGATTACGATATCGAAAAATATGCAAATGAGATCGAAGAAGCTAAAACAGCTAGCTATGACTACTTATTAGTACATCCAGAAGACATATATCCTGACTCAATAAACACATTCATTCCTTTTTACGTTGGAGATTGTGAGAATCCAAGCTATTCCGACGTCGATATACTAACGGGTCCAGACGGAGGTATACCTTTCTACTACGGCTGTCGATACTGTAAATATAGTACTAGTTACGTCGATAAATAATCTATGTCGTACTCTCCGTTTAAGAATCGTGTACTGCATTCTTATGATATTTAATATCTTTTTCGTGAACAAATACTCACGAAACATATAATTATTCTCTTCTACAAATTTGAACGCTTATCTATGCAATTCAGTGTATGAATCGTTATCTAATGTATCTAGGATTTCGTATCTCGTTCGCTATTCCAGAAACTTCTCAACCATCTCCATCATCTGACTATAATCAATCTTATCATTCTCAAACAACTCAAGAAACTTCAACTTCATTCTGTCTCTCGGTTCCATACACTCTCGATTCTCTTCTTTAGCTGGACGGCGCACGTACTCATCTACTGCATCTATTGCCCATCTGAGGTCTTCCTCGCTGTTTGCCATGAAACATTCCTTTCCGTATATACAAGGCATACCCATTTCTCGAACAACCCGCTTCGCATACTTCTCAGCCCCCGATATCGCGCTTCTACTCTTACCATCCAGAACTCGCACTAATTTGAACTTATCCAAACACTTATTACCCGCATGAGCCGTCTCCCTATTATCAATGTTAGATGATACTCCTAGTTTGAATAGCACAGCATTATCCGGAATATCGTCAATCGCCAACTCAATCCCATCACTATCCTCAAAGATACCAAAATACAAAACATCCTTATCACTGTATGGGCGCAAATCCAGAGCTATTATGTCTCTGAATGATTTCTGGATCTCTTCATCACTCTTCTCCTGTCCTAGAGTTACGGAACCTGTAACAAGAAGCTCGCGTGTCCATCTGCTCACTTGGATTGCAAATTCTGGTGATACCCATTGTGCAATTTGAATAGCTATATCAGGATGTGCAAATGTTCCTTGGGTATCGATACTACCTCCTTTGACAGATTGTAAAATATCGATGATGGGAATTCTACTCATCGCAGAAAAAGTGTTAATCAACTCAGTAGATGTTTTGTTCTTCTTCCATTCTCGGATATCTTTACCGCCTGCCTTACAGAGAGATGTTACATTAATATAACCATCTTGTCTCATACGAATAGGTACAAATTTATCTCCTGCCTTGAGATTACATACAAGGATACTGTCTCCTTTACTTTTAAATTGATTATGAGGTCTCTGCTCCAACTCTTTGTTTTCAAGTTCAAGAGCCGCGACTTTCTCCTCAAGTTTTTTGATCCACGAGGTAACCTGTACCGCGAATTCCGGAGAAATCCATTGCGCAAGATGTATAGCTACTTTCCGGTGTACCCAAGTGCCTTGATTAGTTCCGCCTTGTTTTGACTGAATTAATTCCGTGGCTGGAATTCCAGCCACGGATCTTAATACATCGAGATACGCTTTGGTATTCGCGTTCTGGAAGTAATTTTTCCAGAGTTTTCCACCTGCCTTGCATAACTCTGTAGCATCAATGTAACCATCGGATCTCATAGCAACTGGTATTGACTTCCGGTGTACCCAAGTATGACGTTCACTATTGGCACCTGCTTGAACCTTAATAAGATCGACTGCGCTAATACGCGTACTCGTCTCAAGAGCCTTTATATATGCTTGTGTATCTGCTGAACGCGTATAATTGTTCAACCGTTTTTCTCCTGCTTGACATAACGCTGTAGCATCTATATATCCATCGGATCTCATATACACTGGTATTGACTGTCCATTACATTGGAGTTGACATACAAATGTATTGTTGGGATTGAGAGAAGGTCTTTGTGACTCAATAGATATTATTCGATCAGTTAACTCACGATTCTCTTTCTTGATCTCCTCGATCCACGAGGTAACCTGTACCGCAAATTCCGGAGAAATCCATTGCGCAAGATGTATAGCTACTTTCCGGTGTACCCAAGTATGACGTTCACCATTGGCACCTGCTTGAGCCTTAATAAGATCGACGGTCGGAAATCCGACCGTCGGAATTCCGACCACGCGTTCTAAGACACATAGAAATTCTTTGGTTTTATCATTTGAAGGTCGGTGAAGAAAAGCATCGACTTTTTTGCTAATCGGTTCCAAGCCTTGCAGTCTTTTCTTCCCTGCTTTGCATATCTCGGTAACATTGATATAACCATCTTCCTCACACATAATAATGGTACACGCGTTTAGAGTCGTCTGTTTTTCTGTCATGACTTTTACACAATTTGGAAGTTGCAGTAGCGTCATTACATCGAGTCTGAAGTTTCTTCTCTAAATTTATCCACTTGAATTTGAAGGACTGATGCAAGAACACAATTTTTGTGAATCAATTATTCCACAATTCCATCATCTGCATATATTGGTCAAAAGTTATCACAGCTCTGTCAACCATGTCTAACGCTTTCATCATCCTCTTCTCCTTCATCACATACACATCCGTACTCTCGACATTATCTACCATCTCCTCCAATCTATCGATCACCATTTTTAATTCCCTCGCCGTAGTCATCATTGTCTCTTTACTCTTCATATACGGAAACATTAACTTATTCATCTCCGCTATCCTCTTCGTTTCCTTCTCTAAATATGACACCTCTCTCCTACTCCCCCCAGATATCACACTCACTATTCTGAAGTCCCTCATCGTCTTATCCCTACTATGCGTATCAATCCGGTCCTCCAATTCTGACGACACTCCAAACTTACAAAGGAACTTACCCTCCGGAATCTCTACATCACTTTTCTCGGTCGGCTCGAACCTTCCGAAATACAACGCATCCTTATCATAATATGGTCGTGCATCTATCCCCAACCTACTCCTAAAATTCTCTTCAATCTCCTCATCCGTATTCTCCTGTCCTAGAGTTACAGAACCTGTAACAAGAAGCTCGCGTGTCCATCTGCTCACTTGGATTGCAAATTCTGGTGATACCCATTGTGCAATTTGAATAGCTATATCAGGATGTGCAAATGTACCTCCCGTATGTTGACCCGATTGCGACTGCAAAATCGAACTGACAGGAATTCCGGTCAGTTGAGAAAGTGAGTTGATCAGGTTAGTAGATGATTTGTTTTCTTTCCACTTCCGAATATCCTTGCCGCCTGCCTTGCAGAGAGATGTTACATTAATATAACCATCTTGCCTCATACGAATAGGTATAAATTTATCTCCTGCCTTGAGATTACATACGAGGATACTGTCTCCTTTACTTTTAAATTGATTATGAGGTCTCTGCTCCAACTCTTTGTTTTCAAGTTCAAGAGCCACGACTTTCTCCTCAAGTTTTTTGATCCACGAGGTAACATGTACCGCGAACTCGGGTGAAATCCATTGTGCTATGTTTATAGCAACCTGAGGATGAGCCCAAGCATGCCTATCGCCGTTCCCGCCATTATGGAACTTGATTAAGTCGACGGTGCAATTTTGCACCGTCGATGATAAGACTTGTAAGAAGGCTTTCGATTTTGATGAACGCATCCATGTCTTTAGTTCGCGCTTACCTGCCTTACATAATTCAGTAATATTAACATATCCGTCTTCTTCACGCATTATGATAGTACGAGAGTTCAGCGTTAACTGTTTTGTATCATTGTCTTTACGTAGTTTGGGTGCTGTCGGGTTGTTTGTACATTCGCTCATTTCCTCTTCACCTTCCTCTTCACCTTCCTCTTCACTTTCCTCTTCACTTTCCTCTTCACTCTCTTCCTCTCGATTCAGTAGTATGAAGGATTTGATTAGCTTTCCAACCTTCGGTCGTGGCTTGCTCTTCTCACAGTATTCCAGAAATGCGAGAGAGCCTTCTCGATCGCCAAACGAACATCGCATCCGGAACTCATCATTGGTTTGATTAGATGATTCTACACACTCTGTTGGTAAGGCTTTATAGGATACAGTCTTCTTCCACGCTCGAATATCGATGCCGTAGACAGTGGAAATATCAGTCAAGTTTATGCGACCTGTTTCTCTGTCGGCGCGGATGAACATACGGATATCATCAATGGATGGGAGTTCCTGGAAATATGGATCAGATATACTGGCACGCTCGCGGTACATGCCGGGGATCTGGCTGGCTAACTTCGTCCCGTATTGTAGCGGTTTATGCTTCTTTTCCCCAAGCCAGTCACCAAATGCTTTGAAGGCCTCAAGTGAAAACCAGCTTCCAGTGTTCTTATGTGTCCAAACACACTTAAACACCCCATATGTCTTGTCTAGTTTGGCAATCAACTCTTTCGCGAGTTTTGTCCGTTTCCAGCGTTCACCTGTACTTTCTATTCCATTACAGACGCTGTTCACGTTGACAAATAGTCGACTGTAGGCTGGAGAGACATGGACAATATGTTTCTCGTTATCTATATAGCATTGCAATGGCGTGTGGTCGCGAATGAGATTCATACGTCTTAGAATCAATGCCTTAAATCAGTTTTTTTTGCTGACATGAACAGAAAATATATTGGCATCTTTTTTCGGGAGCATTTGCTCACGAAACATGTATAATTAGACTGTTGTACAAGGAGTGAGAGATAGGATGATAGTCACGGTTCGTTTAGGGACACTTGTGCCTGATCACTATGTTTCCTTCTGAGATGTACGCCTAGGCTATCCTTTGAGCAGTACATCAACCCGCAATGAGAACATTCAAATTCTTCTTGTTTTCCTTTCTTGCAATCCTTCTTTGCCTTCTTAAAACATTCCTTGCAGTAAGAATGCCGTCCGTCTTTCGATGCTGAATGCACGTTGAACTGATCTAATGGTTTCACGATATCACACTTCCTACATATCTTATCTGTAACATTCATCTTCACTTTTGCCTTGTATTCGAGTGTTTTCGCAGTCTTACATTTCTTGCAATAACATGACTTGCCATCTGGCCTTCTTGAGTCAAGGCCAAACTCACTCTTATTCATCTCTTTATTGCACCGCGCACATACTTTCTTATCGCTTGTAACATTCGCAAGAGCTTTCTTTGTCTTCTCACTCAGTATAGAGTATGTCTCATCTTCCTTGTTCATTAGATGCCCATACTCGTCTGCGAAATTCTCGTTCTCCTGATGCGGAGCATCAGGATATAATGCGAGTATTGTTCTAACACTTGCAATCATGTCTTTAATTGGAACATTGTAAATTCCCTCTCTATTCTGTTGTCTATTGTTCTTATACATTCTCTGGATATGCTTCTCAATTAGAGCGGCATCCGGACTATGACAAGCGTATAATATCTTAACTGTACATGGAAATGCTGTAGTGTAATACACGTTTCGCTCAGATAAATTCCCACTATATCCAGGTTTTGAGAACGAACAGTCGTCTGGATTGCCCATTATATAGAAGCAAGGACCCTTTTTAAACTTACGTCTCGTGCGCTTTTGCAAATGTTGGTCGTAGCGTCGTTGTATATCGACAGTCATGAATTTTTGCACTTCGAGATCTGCATCTTTCTCCTGCAGTTGGTCATCCTTTTCCCTCAACTCTTCATCTTTTTCTTTCAGTTGTTGGAGAAGGTATTCTAACTCCTTGGATATTTCTCCTTCGCTCTTTTCCTCTCCGAGTTTCACTTCCTTTGTTATGATCAATTCTCGTACCCATTTTGATACCTGTAGACCAAATGATGGGCTGCACCATTGTGCAAGATGTATACCAAGATCCGGGTGCACCCAAGTGCCTTGTTTGCGATCTGTAGAATTCCCTCTTAATACTTGAATGAACTGTGATGAAACTCCATTTGGAGTTTCACGTTTCGCTTCTTCTTTCTCAAGTTTCTTTACCAATTCCTGTGTATCATTACTCTTTGACCAACTCCATATCCTCTTCTTTGCCGCTTGACATAAACCCGTGCCGTATATGTATCCATCTTCTCGCATTGGGATAGTGAATTCGCTCTCATCATCCAAAGTCAGTTTACAGTTGAAGAACTCTCCTTCTTTTTCAAATGTTCGTGTTGTTGTGGTTGCTTCTATGATCAACTAATTGATTCCAGTTTCTGGATGATGCAAACACATCATCGCGTTTCTTGAGGCAAATGTCTGACGGAGATGTATACATACGTATTCAACCGTGTCGTGGGAGGAATTATGATAGTGATTGGGTGATTTTATTCATTTTGGGGGTGATTCGTGGGATAATAGAGTGTATGAGAGGATGTGAGCGGAGAAATCGTTGATTCGTTTAATAGGGGCTTAGAGCGTGATTTTGTGATTTGCAAATTATTTTCTTGGGTAGTACCAAATGGCAAGCATCTGTACATCGAACGTAACCTCTGGGTTCATTGATCTCGCGACATTCGACGAAATCGAAAAATATCTCTATGGTGGCCCTGATGCCACCGCGTACTTTGTACGTGAGACCAGAAAATCTACTTGGTTTACACAGGTTCCTGTGGTTCTATCCCGTGCATCCGGAAGTCCCGCGTTCAATACAGAATGGTCTGTGAGCATTTCTCGTGCTGGTGATTATCTTCTCCAGACTTGGCTTCGACTCACCACACCTTCGGTCACCCTCGCAGTCGGTAATCAATTCGGCGCGAATGGTCGCCTCAGGTGGACCCGTAATTTCATGCATAACATCATGCGTGAGTGTTGTATCACCTTTAACGATCTTGTAGCTGCTCGCTTTGACAACTACCATCTTGATTTCTGGGCTGCCTTCACTGTCCCTGCCGGCAAGAGGAATGGCTATAATAACATGATAGGTAATTTTGACAGTTTGACAGGACCTACAGCTGCTGGCGGTACTATTCCGGCGTTCACCCTCAATTTGCCTCTACCATTCTTCTATGGTCGTGACAGTGGGGTTGCCTTGCCAACTGCTGCGTTGCCTTACAATGACATGAGGATTAACTTTTCGTTCAGAAACTGGTCTGATTTGTTGATTTTGGACAATCTTGCTGCGGCTGCGGGAACTGATCCTCGTACTACGCCAACTGTTGCTACTGACTTGGGTGGTACTACTCCTACCCTTGGCACTACTCAGGTATGGGCTGACTACGCGATCGTTTCTAACGATGAGCGTAAGCGTATGGCATGTGCTCCTCGTGATATCCTCATCGAGCAGGCACAGACAGCTCCTCGCCAGGCATTCAACCCTTCGAACAACCAGACACCGCAATACGATATTCGTTTCTCGCATGCGATCAAGGTCTTGTTCTTCGGTGTCCGCAATACCACATTCGTCGGAGAATGGTCCAACTGGACTTCGGCTTCCCCCGTCCCAGGAGCAGTCGTCGTTAATTTCACACCATCCGGTGCAGTCGACCCAATCCTCCAAACTTCTCTCGTCTACGAAAACACCAACCGTCTCGCTCAAATGGGATCTGACTACTTCTCGCTAGTCAACCCATACTTCCACGCCCCTGTCATCCCACTAGACACCGGATTCCACGTCTATTCGTACTCTCTAGACTTCATCTGCCTAGATCCTATGGGTTCTACCAATTATGGTAAATTAACCAACGTTAGTATTTCACCCGAAGCTTCTGCTGGCGCGATCGCGGGATCTGCAGGCACTGGCGCGGCTGGATCTGGAGCTGATTATAGTCAGACCTATGAATTTGTGGTAACTGCAGTAGATAATAATATCATTGAAAATTGGCTCCGCCAAGATTCTGGTGATAAACAGGCGGCTGCCCACCTAGAGTGGGGTAAACAGTGCAACCGCCTAGTCGCATGCTCTGCTTAAATGCAGAGTAGCGGCAAGATTCCTCGTTGCGGGGACGTCCTTAGAGCTTTTTCTACTACTCAGGCACTGGAAACTTTGCTTGATACCCGGGGTAATGACCTAGGGCATAGTAAAAACGAAAAAGATTGGATAATCCGCAGGCTTACTTCCTACGTCCGTTATGATAGGATATGGAAGGGTCTCACAGACTGAACGGGAATCGGTCGACGATGAAGGTCTAATCAACCCAAGTCGGCTTAAGGTACAGTCGGTCCCCAACTGAAAGGTTGGGGGTAGAGATGCAGAATCTCAGGTGGAGCATTGGGTGAACATGGGAGGCCCGTAACAGTAGGCTGCTATTGAAGGTGTGATATCCCTTCAGTAGGTAAACAGTGTAAGATATCACCTTGTGGAGTGAACACAAGATATAACCTACTAGTCATACTATCAAGTATAGTTATGGCAAAACAGCTTAAAATGTGCGGGAAACCCCTTAAGCTTGAACTACTACTCCCTCCTGGAAACAGGATGAGGATACCCAGGGTAATGACCTAGGGCATAGTAATAACGTTCAAGATTGGGCAATCCGCGGGTAAAGAATCTAACTCCGTTATGCAAGGATATGATTCTCCCTCAACGACTACCGGGTTGTTGGTCCTAGGTACTTAGCACGTACTTATTATGGGCTTATGGTATAGTCTGGCCTCATGTGAAAGCATGGGGGATACAGAAACGTTCCCAGTTCTGTAAATCGGTTGTTTCAACTCAAGAAAAACAACCTTCCGTATAACACTATTTTTATACTGCTTCGTCAGCTATAAAAATGAATATTTGGAGGCCAAATGGTCGAGAAGTACATTGTCAAGGATACGAACCCAGATGTCTTGACCTTCTTATCAAAACGTACAACGAAGAGGATATACTGGTGAATCGTACAGACATGCCTGAGATATGGTACACTAATGCGAAACGGAACGGTAAACGATCTCTTTATTATCCAGACATGTATATACCGAGCAAGAATATTATTGTTGAAGTGAAGAGCGAATATACTTTGTATAAATCAAAAGATGCTGAGAACAATCCTGCAAAATTTGATGCTGTTGTCAACAATGGGTATAATCTTCATCTCTACGTATTTGATAAGAAACATTTCCTTTATTGCAAAATCTACACGACAAAATATGTGATAACGATCAGCAAACAAAGGAATAATACAAACTCACAACAAAATTACTACGATATTATTTGCAACTTTAATCGTGCAACTTCCGCCTCCAATTCTAATACTCTTCTTTCCGCAATCTCTCTCCCAAGTCTATGATCGTTATCCTTTACTAACTTACCAATACCTGCAATAAAGTCGCGTAGAGTACCTTCAGGCTTAAATACCTCTTTCTGTCGTCTAAATTCCACCTTAAACCGATCAAGAAGTCTATGAATCATCACCTCTATTTTCCTAGAAGAGATCCGATAAAGTCCAATCATCCTAAACTGAGAGTATCCAGACTCAGTACTTGTATGTTTCACCGTTCTCTCATCTAATCCACTGTCCGTTGATCCAACCTTAATCATACCATTTCCCACGTATGCCGCATAAAGTGTCATACAAGAACGGTTTTGAGACCAATCAAGTTCGCTCTCCAGTATCTCTGCCTCAATATCCCTCTGCGACATATCAGTAATAGGTCGTACACGTCTCTCAAGAGTTACGGATCCTGTTGAAAATAACTCTTGCATCGTTCGTGATACTTGGATAGCAAATACTGGAGATACCCATTGTGCCAAAGGAATAACAAGGTCTCTGTGTATCCAAGTGCCTTGTTTGAATCTTGTCGTGTTACCTTTGTAAGTTTCGATGAGTTGTGAACCGGGTATATTCGTATCACTTTCTAACGCCTTGATTAGGGCTCGTCCTTGGTCCGTACGATGCCAGTCATAAAATTCTTTCGCACCTGCTTTACACAACTCTGTCGCATTAACATACCCATCTTCACGTACAGAAATCTCGTACATGTTTCCTTTATCCAATCCGATCTTACATGTTTTCACCCATGGCACAACCGCATTCATATCTGTAGACACTTCTTCACCAGTCTCGGTATCGACATGAATTGATTTCTTCTCATCATCCTTCTCAATGAGTTCAATGAGAGAGTCTTTGTTGAGGTTATTGTACATGATAAAACCGCGGTCTTTGCAAACTGATTTCAACTGATTACAAGTCATGTCCTTGTAACTTTTGTGTTGCTCTTCGAGAGCTGTCTCCAATGGTCTAGCATCATACTCACGAAGCAAGACAATCATCTCATCTTTCTTAAGTTTTGTTGATACAATTCCGCGTTCCACACACTTATCCTTCAGTCGATGTACATTCATCAACCTATAGTCAAGTCTATCTTCGAGAGGAGTCTGGTTCTCCGTATCATGTACCTTGCTCCAAATTTGTTGTCGACGTCTCCGTACGGCTTCTGTCATGCGGTCTAAGAGAGTCTTCAACGATTTTGCATTCCTTACACCCTTTGTGATCCCTATTGCCTCTGCAGCATCACCCAATGCTTTGTTCCCTAATCCTTTCCATTGTTTGACTTCACTTGCTGAAATAGGAATGCGAACCACATCAATGTAGTCTCTCCACTCTTTCGTTGGTGTGATGCTGCGGGCTTGAAATGGATCACTATCTTCGTCATCTGGATGTTCAGTTGCGTACTGGAATGTGACCATCCAGTTTCCAACTGTTACTCCAGATATGTGTCCAATACCGCCTCGTACCGACTTCCCTTGGAACATCCGTGAGACCTTTTGTGTTCCAACACACTCGCATGCTTCAAAAAGTTCTTCATAATATACACCTGCCTCATGTGCTTCCTGAACGAAAGCATGAGGGTTTGATAAACGTTTTACACCCATTTCTATATTTATAATTTATCTCTTTAAGTCACAATTAAAGAGAGATTTGTGTCTGAATTAAGTTCACAACTATATCAACATCTGATAATTCACACAAACTTGATGAATATTCCGTCTCTATTTTAGCTAATATCGTCAAAAGGATTATGTCACGTTAGGATATCAATAAAACATTAGAAAAATGATTTTTCTTCTTAGATTTCAGAATAAAAATCGTGCGAACGAAATGTCAAACATTACACAAAGTCTCAAACACTTTCCAACGGCTCCACCTATGCCAGTTACACTAGCGGACATCGAAAAACCAGATGCTCGAATGAAGAGATTAAACAATGAGCTACACAACCTTCAGATAGAACTAATTAACTCAAAAAAGAATGGAAAAACACACCAAGAAAGGAAAGAATTGAAGAGAAAATGTCAAGAGCTCGACAAAGAATTAGACAATGCCCACAACGAATATCAAGATTATCTTTCCGAAAGCATTGCAGGTAGTTGCGGAATACAAACTCCAAGATCGTCTAATGACCATATAATCCCACCTGCACAAAACCCAAACGCATCGATACCACCACCGTACGAGTCTGAAGTTGAACATGCGAAAATAGACGTTGATATCGCTGAGAAAGCTCTAATAGAAGCATTTAATTGTCTTGGTATAGACTCATCAACTATCCTAGACGAAGTTCGTGTACATCCGTCAGACTATGTTAACGACACACGCCCTGTCGTAAAGAGATTAGCAGATGCAATTCAAACATACAACAAAGCAACGATCACAGAAATTCATTGCACTGCATCCTCATCTCTCAAGAATCTACGGGAATATTTCGATTATCGTATTGACGAACTTGTAGGTCAAGTAGACGAATCTATTGTAAATAAGAGCGATGCAATTGCACTCCGCATTTCAATTGTGGAAAATGAACGCCTACTTGACAAGCAGAAATTATTAAGATTAGAAAAGATTGTGAACATGATGGCACGACACCTTATGCCGATAACGATTGGTAGATATTCAATTGCTATAAGACAACTTCTTATTGGTGAAACAACCGAGTTTGACGCTTTGGATACACCTCGTCAGATGACATCATTTCAACATAGTCCACAGCATTCCTATACATTCATACAAGCTGCTATCTTCTCTAAAAATGCAAATGTTGTCGAACATGTTCTCAAACAAATGGTGCATGACAAAAAATTAACTCCAAACGGCGATATATACACACTTATAGAAGCCAATGATTTCAAGACAGCCGCTGAATACGGAGATGTGGAAACAGTCAAATTGCTTGTAGAATATGGAGTTCCATTAGGTGAAAGCGGAATCCCGAATACAAAAAAAGGGCTAGAAACAAGGGATTTCTTATCGTCAATCGGTATTCGTTCACATATGAATCTAACAGGTATAACTCCATCAGATGTTATGGATTTAACTGATCTAAATCCACCGGATATAATGGAACGTCACTAATAATTTGTTCGTTGCTTTGGTTTTAACATGGCAGCCATGCCTACTCCCATTGCTTGAGCCGAATTAACACGGTTCTGTTGCATTGAGTTGAGAGACACATCTTGTCTAGATTGGTTCACACCTTTGGTTAGCATGGTTAATGTCTCGGAGGGTGGAGGTACCTGAGCGGTGGGATCCGTATTATTAGCGGCGATGAACGCTTGCTGAGACGGATTCAAGAAAGTCGCATTCCCCATAACAATGGCATTGATATCGTACCAGAGCGTAATATTGATCGATGGTACCCAACCCATTCCATACTTTTGCCCTAATGTTTGTGCATCGGTCGGTGATGCTTTGGTAAAATTTTTGGAAATTTCTACGTACTGGATGATTGCATGTCCTAACTGTATTAGACCTTGCGTATACTTCGAGAGGGTTGCGGCCGTGTTTCCGGCTATTGCGTCTTCACTTACTTTAAGAGCCTGCACGAATGTATTCCAGTTGTTTGTGAATTTTGGCAAACTCACTTGGGGACATAAGTTTTGATCAGAACCCAAGTTTGGTACTACATTACTCCCATTCATACCTTTGGTCTGGGTTTGGAATTGTGGCAACAAGCCAGGCTTGTTTTCTGCGGTCCATAAATACCTGTAAGGTGTGGGAGTCATCCCAATCATGAGAGGGTCGTTGGTAGTCCCCCACAAGTTGCGCAAATCATCAGTCCAAAGCACGGCAGGTTTTGCCATCTCATTTGCCATTGCAAACATTGTTGCGAACCCGGGTAGACTGACTATGCCCTGATTTGCCCAGATAGTCGCATCACTTGCATCTATTCGGGCAAGTGTCACCGCGGTCAGACCGAGGATGGTTATAAAATCTTGATACTGTTTCAAGTATGTCGAGCCGGGTACCTGTGCTGAAGCAGTTCCGTAAATAGAATAGAGTAGGTAAGGAGTCGTCTCGAAGTAGGTATTGGTAGTGACCTCCATTCCTGGTTCAATTGCCGCTACTGCGTTCTGAATGTAGAATTCGATGATCTTGCTAGCACAGATATCGTAATTTTGGAAACAATTAAGCAGACAAAAAATAGTTTTCAATTTGCTCATCTTTATTTAGTTGTGAAACATAAAATGCCCGATGTTTCTAACGTATGGATTGGAGTATCTATCGTTATATTCGTAGCTATATTAATTGCAGTAATTGTATTGGCAATTTTATACAGTAGAAAACATGAGAACATATGCAGTGAAAACAAAGTCGTGCAGCGACTTGCACCATATATGACACCTGAACTTACAGCTCCACCTTTAGAGCCAAGTGGTATCGTCCGTGTATATGTATCAGCTGGGATGTTCGATATCGCCGACACTCTTTTTGCTGTCGGTCCAGACGGAATGAAACCTGGAATTGATTACCAGTCTATCAATCTCGTAGACATGATTTGCAATTTTAGTGACGATCAGTGGAGCGAGTTACGTGACCTCTGTACACTTTGGGATGTTCCTTGGTACGGAATTACAGGCGAAATCGAGAAAATGGGTTGGCAGTCTTACACACCTGTCCGTGATGGCTTAACAATGGCCACCTTGATCGCAGCAGTAAATAAGGCAACTGCAAAAGACCTGACATCTGATGATCCAAACAGCATTTTCTATCCCGCTAATATGAAGAAAACGCTAAAACTGAATACTCTCACCGACGACGACATCACAGGATACGCGGTTGGTCAATGCATCGGTGCAATTGGAACATCCATTGGCGCGAACGACTTATACAACATGTACTCAACCTGCAATGCATGCATAATGAATTATAACGGCATCCAAGCTGATGCTGGCGCTCTTGCTGAAGTCGGTCAGTTAGGCGCACGCGGTGTACCCACCGTCATTCTCAAAGGACAAATTACTGGAGATTTCGGTGGCATTACCAATCCTATGCCCCTAATGGCCACATCCGCCTCAAGCGCTCTATATCCACACTTAACAAACAACCCAGGATCGGTGTACGTCTCTGATGGAGGATCAGGCGCGGCTCTTGTTGCTCTGAAAAATAAGGTAAACCAATTTATCGACGCGGCTAAACGCAAGGACCCCGATTACATGAGTATCGGCGACTACAATGCGAATGTACCTCTTCCACCTCTTCAGATTTTCTGGTCCAAGCTTGGGCAAATATCGTATGCCCTCAAACACAAAGACAAGCATATCATTACTCTTCCAAATGGAAAAACAAACTTCGAGCTCGACTATACAGACTTTTGGTACAAAAACGTGGTACCCGGTCAGCCAGAAGGTCTTGTGAGAGTCTCGATGAAATTCGCAGACAACCTCGCCATTCTCTTAGCTGACCCCCAATACAAGAATGTGCATAAGTACTGGAATTAATTCAATTTAAATTGAATTTTGGAATATTCTAGTTTGTGTTTTGTGTGATAACAATGGGAACGTGCACTTCAAAAGATAAAAGGGATGATATTACCCTTCATATGTGTGAACCGGAAAATAAAGATATCGTAGTATCTCCTACGGATACGATATCTAAGCTGCTTGAGAAAGCATTAAAGAACAGAACTATGCATGGACAAGACAATCCACACATTATATTCAGCGAAGCAATCTTATGTAAAAACAAAACAATTAGACAATGTGGGTTGTGTGATGGGGCATCGTTTTCTGTAGGAGGTTTATATACACAACCTATGATATGCTTGCCAGTCACATCTAAGCCTGTATCTAAGCCTGTATCTAACATACATAAGCCTGTATCTCGACCTACAACTGCACCTACGAGACGACATACAAACTCAAATACAAACTCGCATACAAACTCACATACAAACTCAAATACAAACTCGCATACAAACTCACATACAAACTCACATAGAAACTCACATACAAACTCACATAGAAACTCACATACAAACTCACATAGAAACTCACAAACATCTAACTCAAGCTTATACGATTTTTCGGGATTTGGGGGCTTGGGGAATGGAGGGCTTGGAGGATATGGGGGTGGGGGGCTTGGAGGATATTGGGATGGGGGGTTTGGGGGATATGACTAATATATTTATCCTAGCAGGATAAGAATAGGTTGCCAGTTGATATACATTTTGAACACTATCCGTTATGGATAGTGTATATTATATCGCCAATCCTTGAGATATAATATTTTCATTCACCCAATAAATGAGAAGACAGTCGCGAAGAATCGCAACGAAAAAATCAAGATCAAGGAGGTCTAGGAAAATGTCAAGGAGGAGATCTGGGAGGAGATCTAGGAGGATATCTAGGAGGAGATCGAGGAGATCGAGGAGATCGAGGAGATCTAGGAGATCTAGGAGATCTAGGAGATCTAGGAGATCTAGGAGATCTAGGAGATCTAGGAGATCTAGGAGGATGTCGAGGAGAGTTCGTGGAGGTAATAGGTGTGTTGCCCCGTATTATGAGCCATGTCCCAATAAACCAGAACTATGTATATATAGTGGACTCCTATCTAAAGATAAAAATTCAATGTGTAACGGCGAAATAACGGATCTTAAGCCAGGGTATATGTGTTTAATATCTGCAAAGGAGATGTATGGGTCAGGGACTGATAATAAATTTATCGCAGCATATGCTGCGAAAGATGGGATAGATTTAGGCAAGCTACTTGCGACCGGGTATAATGTCATTCCTACTATCCTCTGAGACGATCAAAAATTGAATAATTCTCTATATCTCTATATTAAGACGTATAGAGAATAATGGATATATTAATTCGTGTGAGATTTCTCCCTGTAGACCTGCAAGACATGATAGGATGGTATATCTCATCTGCATACTATAGAGAATGTGTCAACGAATTTAACGCTAGAATAAGGAAGTATTCCTCCAAGCAATTGCTTGGTAGCTATAGGGCACGTAGTATGAATGATATCTTAGCTACTGAAAGACGATTGTTTAACAATCAGAAACTCCAAGAATGCATGCATATAAAGCATTGGGATCGTTCGGAATATTCGTTTTGGCCGTGCTTAGACGGAATACTGAGCCGATTTGAACGACATATTCAGGAGCAGTTGGACTACTTACCTTCGAGACGAAATGTATATTCTACGCGGCGTATTTACATATGTGGTAAGCTGTTTGGCGACTCAGTGCGAGACGACCAAATATCGGATTATGATTGGGTATTGGAAGACGATAGGGGTCAAAGTGAGGACTATTAAGAATTATAAAAATCATGAGTAACCATTATAAGTCTGTGTATGTACTTTGATGCGATTCACAATTCAAAACCTATTGTATCTATATCTCCCTGATACCAGAGGATATTAGTCATTACAAATAAAATTCGTAATGATAAATGAAGACGGTAAAGACTACAAAAAAGATAGATGGCAATATTTGGAAGAGAAAGAAGACATGGATAGTTATAGGCATAGTCGTGCTTGTAATAGTATCTTTTATCACAATTGCGTCAGTAACAATGTATTACACTACTATTCCGAAGTCACCAAAAACGGCCGCCACACCTGTTTCTACGTCCGAGAACTACTTCACAAGTGTGTACCAGAGTTTACAAGATGGGAAACCCATAAGTAGCGTTGTTAAGACTACGGACCTTAATTGGCTGTGGGATACAGCCCCCAAAGAGATGTTAGACAAGTTTCCTCTAGCCAAAAACCTATCTTTTTCGTGGCCTCCTCCAAAGGGTTCGAGATACAAGATGACTGCGTTCCCTTATCCAGACACAGGTAAATCTAAATTCTGGTTACTTGAGTTTGCTAAAGGTATGGAATCGCTTTTAGATAATACCGCAGATCAGGTAACATTCCCAGGATGGCAAATCTCTATTTACGAACCCATGAATCCAAATTACAACTCATGGCAATCATTTCTGAGTACAGACCTTACTAACCCAATAGGCGAATTTGGTGTACAGACAAAGGCGATTTATATGGAGGTTACACATTCGTGTTATGCTCCCCCAAAGAAAAACTATCCAACATGCGACGACGGCGGATATTGGCTGTATGGTACAAACGGTAGTGGTGTATTTTGGTCTAGTTGCGGTACGAAGGATAAGTCTGGGAAGTGTATGATTGCCAATAATAAGATAGACGCAATTTTCAAACTGTGGAGATTAGCGCAAAAGACAAAGAATGTTGCGGCACTTTCTCTTGCGATTCTTGCTACTAGTGGAAAGGGTATAACAGCAACATCAACTCCCGAAGAGTATATGGCTGCGCGATTAAGTAGTACTGGAGGGGGACTCAAGCTATTGAAAGCACTTAAGACAGTCATATCTGCTGCAAATAAGCACGATCAAATTCCAGATATAACCGCGTGGAGAAGCATGGAACCTTCTACGTCAACACGCAGTTGGGTTGGTTGGATAATAACAATCATGTCTTTACTTATTGTACTTCTCGCAGGGCTAGTAGGGCTGATCTATGTTACAGTGATAATAATTAAGAATCATGGGAAAACAGTATGGTGGAAATCAACACTATTAATCTTAGGCCTTACACTAGGTCTCGCAGGAGTCGCCGTATTATTCTGGTTTCTAGGATGGAATATCTCGTCAGAATCCCTATTTGAGAAATTCGGCTACACAACTCTTGATATGGCTGTTAGGAAGTCTGGGATGAATATCAAGGATTTTCTGTTCTCATGCGCTGGATTAGGGAAAGACTATAATAATCTACCGTCTGGAACATATAACCCAATAACAAATGGTCTTGCACAGACTCAAGAATTTGATTTCGACCTCTCTTTCATGGCAAGCGTATTGGGTATAGACTCAGTTATTATGCATACACAACCTAACAAGAGTGGAAGCTGGGCTGTAGAAATACTAGATGTACGTAACACACCCGTCGATATCAACAAAACAAAGAGTTTGGATGATCTAATATTCAAGCTAGGTCTATGCGGACAGCCTATTGATAAGGGAGTGAACGACAATATGCCTTCCTTGATGCAAGGGCCAGTGAAAAGCACTCCTGGGACCTATTTCGGGTACCAACCTACCGCGATGTGCAACTGCGACGAACCTGAAGTAAATACGGCGTATAAATCTGGTAAAGGGTTAGCGAAGTGCGTCTTTTGCAAAAACTCTATGAGCGAAAAGTTATGCGTACCATGAATGTAAAACGAAAATTATAATAGGATTGTATCTTAATTGATATGATAAGATACCGTAATGTAGTCCGCCGAGTCTATTGACGAATTCCTAGATTTCGATAATAATGATTTTAAGTCTTGTTATGCGCGTACATATAACAATACTATCTGTCAACCCTATAGTATAATCGCGAACAGTATTCAGAAGTGGTTTTTTTTTAAGGACGGGAAGTTGCATAGATCTACCTGCAATAATCAGCTGTAATGGTCATTGGTGGAAGAGAGGAATGCATTATCATTGGAGATAGTCGGGTCCAATAATTGAGCGTTTGCCCATCATGATACCATGTCAGTATTGTGTTGCATCTATCTTGCGTGAATTTACCAACAATATTCCCCCAACTTTTAGGGGGAGGAGATGGTTTACCGGGTACATTGAAATCGAATTGTGCGATATCACCAACAAGTTAGGAACTTACTACCATCCACGGGTGATGTAGAGGAGGGATAGTTTGGTAAGGTGAGAACGCGGTGACAGTAATAGTGTTGTCAGAATTGAAGGTCAATTTCTTGGTATTCATATCGTGTAAATCAAGATATATACCACTTATGTAGTCCATTCTTATTAAATGTAAAGAAACAAGTTATAGTCTTTATCTACTAATTGTAATCTAGAAACATTAATGTGTCTCTAAAATTGAATTCAAGACATCATTGATAAAACAATGTAGTTATGTGTATAATAAGCAAGAGATTATATATATCAGGAACTATCTTCTTCATTGGTGCGCTTATCGGAGGAGTATTATTAGGAGTGCCCTACAAAGATAGCGTCGATGAGAGAAATCAATACATCGAAGGAGTATGTCAGACATCCTCCGCAAATATTACGAACTACATTTGTGCGGAAATAGTTGACAGTTGTAATATTTGTGGAAGCGGACTCGGAGATTGTGTCGTAAATGCAGCGTCGTTCGCTGTAGGAACATGTTGTCAGCAGCACAATCCGTATAAGTGTTGTGGAGAGAGTACATATGTAACGGAGGGAAGTTGCCGGAGCTATTTCTCACGAAGAAGTACCATAACGAACGCAAACTCTGGTAACTCTCGAAGAAGGATTCAGAAGTGCACATACTGTTCAGATCAACGATCAACAACTCAAGGAACCGTTAATGTAGGAACATGTAAGCATATCTCCGCGGTACAACACATTAGAGATGTAAGTAATTGCGAACTCTCCACTGACTGTTCCCATCTATCAGCAGTCGCAGGGTGTGTGTCAGGATGGATTGCAGACCATATTAGAACTGTTCCGTATACCTGCTATTACAAATTGGATGATGTGTGTGGATCAGTGCGGGATACCCTTAAGGATATCAACACAGTTGCTCTCGGATTCGCGCTGACATTCCTATCATTTGCAGTAATTGGAGGATTTTGGTTACTAATCGAAATCATTCTTATGATCCTCTGTAAGTCTAGATGTGCGTAGGAAGTTACAGTCAGATAACCAATGAAGAAAAAATATTAAATTGATTTTTCCGTACCAAGTATTGTTATGCAAATAACAACACTAATGTCTGCCATCTCTAATATATGTCAACCACATCTTAGAAGCATACTACAATCTGTTGTTTCACGATTCCTCTTCACAGAAGAGATCAATAATATGTGTGGAGCGAATACGTACCTCAACAAGTTATTTCTCGAGGATTGGCGGTATGTTTACAGGATATGTCTGCATCACCAACCTCATAATTACGATGGACAAGCAATAATAAACAAGGATGGTGATCAGTTATGGTATAAGGAAGGTAAATATCATAGAGAAGAGGATCAACCGGCAGTAATCTGCGCGAACGGTCATCTGTTATGGTATAAGAAAGGGAAACATCATAGAGACGGGGATCAACCGGCAGTATTCTACGCGGACGGTAGTCAGGAGTGGTTGAAGGAAGGGAAGTATCATAGAGACGGGGATCAACCGGCAATAATCTACGCGAACGGTAATCAGGAGTGGTATAAGAAAGGGGAGATTCATAGAGAAGGGGATCAACCGGCAATAATCAACGCGGACGGTAGTCAATGGTGGTATAAGGAAGGGAAATGTCATAGAGACGGGGATCAACCGGCAAGAATCAACGCGGACGGTACTCAGAAGTGGTATAAGGAAGGGAAGTGTCATAGAGAAGGGGATCAACCGGCAATAATCAACGCGAACGGTGCTCAGTTCTGGTATAAGGAAGGGCTTCTTCATAGAGAAGTGGATCAACCAGCACTAATCTACGCGAATGGTCATCAGGAGTGGTGGGTAAAAGGGAGGTATATAAAATTAAAATGATTTATCGCATCAAGTATTGTTATGCAAATAACAACACTAATGTCTGATATCTCTAATATATGTCAACCACATCTCAGAAGTATACTACAATCTGTTGTTTCACGATTCCTCATGAGTGAAGAGATCAATAATATGTGTGGAGCGAATACGTATCTCAACAAGTTATATCTCGAGGATTGGCGGTATGTTTATAGGATATGCTTGCATCACCAACATCATAATTACGATGGACAACCAATAATAAGCAGGAATGGTGATCAATGGTGGTTTAAGGAAGGGAAGTATCATAGAGAAGGGGATCAACCGGCAATAATCGACGCGAACGGTGATCAGGTGTGGTGTAAGGAAGGGAAGCTTCATAGAGAAGGGGATCGACCTGCAATAATCTACGCGGACGGTACTCAGTACTGGTTGAGTGAAGGAAAGTACCATAGAGACGGGAATCAACCGGCAATAATCTGCAAGGACGGTACTCAGGTATGGTGGAAGGAAGGGCATCTACATAGAGAAGGGGATCAACCGGCAAGAATCTGGGCGAGCGGCAAGCAGGAGTGGTGGGTAGAAGGGAAGCGTATAAAGTAATTAAAATGATTTGTTGTATTAAGTATTGTTATATCCATATAACAACACTAATGTCTGAAATCTCTAATATATGTCAACCACAACTTAGAAGTATACTACAATCTGTTGTTTCACGATTCCTCTTCCGTGAAGACATCAATAATATGTGTGGAACAAATACATATCTCAATGAGTTATTTCTAGAGGATTGGCGGTATGTTTATAGGATATGTTTGCATCACCAACCTCATAATTACGATGGACCAGCAATAATAAGCAGGAATGATCAATGTTGGTATAAGGAAGGGGAGTTTCATAGAGAAGGGGATCAACCGGCAAGAATCTTCGTGGGCGGTGCTCAGTTCTGGTATAAGGAAGGGCTTCTTCATAGAGAAGGGGATCAACCGGCAGTAATCTGGGCGGGCGGTTATCAGGAGTGGTGGGTAGAAGGGAAGCGTATAAAATAAAAATGATTTATCGCATCAAGTATTGTTATGCAAATAACAACACTAATGTCTGATATCTCTAATATATGTCAACCACATCTCAGAAGTATACTACAATCTGTTGTTTCACTATTCCTCTTCCGTGAAGAGATTAATAATATGTGTGGGGCGAATACGTACCTCAACGAGTTATTTCTAGAGGATTGGCGGTATGTTTATAGGATATGTCTGCATCACCAACCTCATAATTACGATGGACCAGCAATAATAAGCAGGAATGATCAATGTTGGTATAAGGAAGGGGAGTTTCATAGAGAAGGGGATCAACCGGCAATAATCTGCGCGAACGGTAGTCAGTACTGGTATAAGGAAGGGAAGTATCATAGAGAAGGGGATCAACCGGCAACAATCTACGCGAGCGGTACTCAGTATTGGTATAATGAAGGGGAGATTCATAGAGAAGGGGATCAACCGGCAATAATCTACGCGAACGGTAGTCAGGCATGGTATAAGGAAGGGAATCTTCATAGAGAAGGGGATCAACCGGCAATAATCTGCGCGGACGGTACTCAGGGGTGGCATAAGGAAGGGAAGCGTCATAGAGAAGGGGATCAACCGGCAAGAATCTACGCGGACGGTAGGCAGGAGTGGTGGATAGAAGGGATGCGTGTAAAATAAAAATGATTTGTTGTATTAAGTATTGTTATATCCACATAACAACACTAATGCCTGTCATCTCTAATATATGTCAACTACATCTTAGAAGCATACTACAATCTGTTGTTTCACGATTCCTATACCGTGAAGAGATCAATAATATGTGTGGGGCGAATAGGTACCTCAACGAGTTATTTCTAGAGGATTGGCGGTATGTTTATAGGATATGTTTGCATCACCAACCTCATAATTACGATGGACCAGCAATAATACACAAGAACGGTGATCAGTTCTGGTATAAGGAAGGAAAGTGTCATAAAGACGGAGATCAATCGGCAATAATCTTCGCGAGCGGTGATCAATGGTGGTATAAGGAAGGGACGATACATAGAGAAGGAGATCAACCAGCAATAATCTACTTGGACGGTAGTCAGTTCTGGCTTAGGGAAGGAAAGTACCATAGAGATGGGGATCAACCGGCAGTAATATACGAGGGCAGTACTCAGATATGGTATAAGGAAGGGAATCGTCATAGAGACGGGGATCAACCGGCTCTAATCGACGCGTTCGATACTCAGGAGTGGTGGAAGGAAGGGAAGCGTCATAGAGAAGGGGATCAACCGGCAGTAATCTTTGCGAGCGGTCATCAGGAGTGGTGGTGGGAAGGGAAGCATTATAAGGTAATTCTAAAATGATTTCATATTTTGTTTCTGAATATAAGATCATGCTTAAATTTCTGAGGTCGTTTGTGTATCCGAATGGAAGGTATGACGCAAGATATACACAATTTGTAGGATGGTCTTTTGTGTCCAACATTCTTGTCTCTACTCAGCATGCGCTTTCGGTTCATAGTATGCTTTCTGCATTGGACGTGTGTAATTCGGATGTAAGTAGAAGTGTAAATTATATGGGGAAAGATGTGATAGGGCAACTAGGAAGTCTTTGTTATATGTCTAAAGGTGCGAAACTTGCGGACAAGAAACCGTTGCTATTTCTATCCCGATCTCATGTTTGCCAGCAGGTATCTTATATTTTGATGTGCGCTACGCCTATATTTGATTCACGTTTTCTTATTGTTGCTGGATCTGCGAGCGCACTCACGAATCTCGCCTTTATTGGGTTTGGTGCGATAAATCAGAAGTGTATTCCCAAGATTGCATTAGATGATAACATTGGCGAGATCTCCGCGAAAGTGGCAGCGCTGAACACACTGGGATCTAGTGTGGGGATGGGGTTGGGTATTGCAGTCGCCTCAACATGTCCCGATCATCTTACGCGCATGTTTGTTCTTCCAATTATTGGCATAGCCCGTGTTCATACGCTTAATCTAGCAATAAAAGGGATTGTCTAAACGCTCTAATATCGACAGAGCGTCTAGTAGTTGTTGGATATAGTCGGTGTTCGACTGGAAGTTGTTGTTTGAGTTTCATGATATTGCTGAACTCTTCGACTAGATCTTCTTTAATAAGATCGGTGATGCCTCGTTTCCAGAGACGCTTCATTTCTATAAACTTCATGGTTCTCGTTGCAATCTCTTCCTCAAGCAATTGTACCGAGTCTGGTTCTTGCATATATTATTAAAAATTGGATTATTCTTTAAACTTACGATTGATTTTTTGAAGTCTAAACAGACAAGAGATACAATTATGTCGAAGTTTGAGCTTGACGAAGAAGTCATTGCCTATATGCGATCGTTGGAGGCACATCCATTCAATTCGCCTGAATTAATTATCGAAAACGATAATCCAGTATGGACATTGCTTATGCGATACGGTGCCTATATTCGTGAGAAACCAACCACTGTAGGTTCGCATTATGAGCTAGCTGATCGAGTCATATGTCTTTCGAGAAATGATAGTACTCTCGAACTTAGCCTCGCAGTAGGGAAACATCGTTTGAACTGGAGAGGTACAACATTCGAAGTCGAAGTGCATGCTGAAGAGAATAAGGAATGGGTTCGTGTATATCTGGAAGACGATCCGATTAAGTGTGCCGCATTCGAGGAGTTCTTGAGATACGCACGCGAGAGGAGTCGACGAAAAGGAGGGTCAGATATTGATAAAATTGTCGTAAAGGTTATGAAAGGCGGAACGTGGACAGAAATGACGAACTATCCGAAACGTCCTGCAAATACACTGATTACAGGCGATAAGACTGTTCAGTTAATGATTGATGATATGCGCGATTTCATTGATAGCGAAGAACAATTTATCGCACACGGATTTCCCTACAAACGGAACTACCTTATTATTGGTCCGAAAGGTAGTGGGAAATCGAGTATGATAACTGTGCTCGCTTCTGCACTTGATTTAGATATCTGTTTCTTCACGGTAACTCCAAACATGAAGGAACAGGATTTGTGTTCTGCAATTCGGTGCATCTCTAACAAGAGTATGTTAGTTATAGAGGACGCTGAAATATTATGCAAACAGGCATCATCGGGAGCAGAGACTGCACTCTCAGTACTCACTAATGTATTGGACGGAACGTTGCACAAGCACAAACTAATCACGATCTTGACATCGGCTGAACCCAGCAGTCTTGATAACGTTCTTGTGCGACATGGTCGTATCGACTACACAGCTCGACTGGATTTTGTGACAAAGGAACAAGTTGAGTTAATGACTGCGCAAACATTTATGAAGAAGGAGGGTTATCTTCAACTGGCGGAGAAGGTTTGGAAACAGGTTCATAGACTTGGAGCTATCAGTTCGACTGTAGTTGCACGGTTCTTGTTCCATCACAGGAAGAAAGATCCTTCTTCTATGGATGATGAATGTTGCGAGGAGTTATCCCTTGGGACTCATACAAAACATATTTCAGATGGGGAGAGAGCGGTGCCAGATCATTTTTATATGTAAGTCAAGTTGGTGTTTTTTTTCTCTGTTTATGTAGATTCTTACCTACCTTCTCAGGGATACTTCAATTATCATTGAAGTCTATATGTACAGTAGGAAGTGATTTCAAATTTTGACTAATTGGTCAGTCAAAATATCATACGGTTTTCATTGTCCATATGAATTTATTTTTCCTTAGAAGATCAGTGTAGGGAAATATAATTTACAATTGATTTATGGATGGAGTACCCCGATACAATTTGAGATGAGGAAATCAAACGAGAAGAAATCAAACGAGAAGAAGGCTAACGAGAAGAAGGCCGCACTCCTCCGCGCGCAGATGACGAGAGTATCCGTATCCAAGCCAAAGGAGAATACTAATGCACAAGAGGCATTGAATGTTGAAGAGAATCTCAGATCTCCCATTTGTTGTGTACTAGGGCATGTTGATGTGGGCAAGACAAAACTACTTGATCTTATCCGTTCTGGGTCGATACAGGGAAGTGAACCAGGTGGAATAACTCAAAAGATTAGCACAACATATTACTCTGCCGCGGCTATTGAGCGCGCCACCGTCGAATTTAGGAAGAAAAGGAAGGGAATGAAGGTGCGCGTGCCTGGTATACTATTCATCGATACTCCAGGACACGAAGCGTTCGCTAATATACGAGAGTCCGGATCCGCAATATGCGATATAGCAATACTTGTTGTGGACATAACTAAGGGTATTGAAAAACAAACAATTGAGGCTCTCAGACAATTAGAGGAGAAAAAATGCCCTTTTATTGTGGCTCTCAACAAGATCGACCGAATTTACGGATGGCAATCGCATAACAACATGACGTTTGAGGATACATACAGTATGCAGGTAGAGCACGTGAGAGAAGCATTCGATCATCGTATTCGCGAAATCGTAACGGAATTCGCAATGCAGGGCGTAAACGTCGCAATGTACACGTGTAAAGATATGTCTTTCTCACCGATAGTCCCGATATCCGCAAACAGTGGAGAGGGACTACCTGATCTCTTAGCATATGTTGTCGTGTTGACGCAGAAAACTCTTGACGTTAATTACGACGAGAATAATGTTTCTGCAACAGTACTGGAAGTAGAAAATGGTGAAGGGGTAGGTAAGATAGTGAATGTAATTCTCATTAACGGTAAGCTAAATGTCCGTGATAACGTAGTTATGTGTGGACCATCCGGTCCAATTCATGTACGAATCAAAGCTCTTATCACAAGTGATAACTCAAGTAATAAAAGTGTGAGGGCCGCACAGAGCGTGCGCATTGTGGGATCTTCTCAAGATCCGGTCGTTGGTACACCAGTGCTCGTTATTCGCGGCGGGGATAACGTGCAAGAGTTAGAGTATGCTGTAATGCGAGGGCTTAATGAAACGTTGGACAATCGTGTCTACCAGGAGAAAGGCGTATGCGTCCAGGCCGCAACACTGGGATCTCTCCAGTCGTTCACCACACACTTAATGAGTTGTGATATTGGCTGTTCATACTCTAATATCAGTACTGTAAATAGGAGAGATATACAACGAGCAGCGGCAATGATATCTAAGGGAGTTGAGTATGCTGTTGTTCTAGTGTTTGGCGTGAAAGTATCACCAGAGGCTCGCGCATACGCAGACGAGACTGGAGTACGCATTTTCTCAGGAGATGTCATCTATAGTCTCTCTAATGAATACCTTGCTTACGTACAAGAGATTAAGGAAAAGGAAAAAGAGGCTGTTGTAGGAAATGCTGTATTTCCCTGCGTGTTAGCCATTTATGAAGAACACATTTTCAATACACACTCTCCTATTGTATTGGGATGTAAGGTCGAGTCAGGCCAGGCCAGAATCGGTACTCCTCTTGTAATACCGACACAGGATGGCATCATCATCGGCAAGATAACATCAATGCAGCAAGATAAAAAAGATATCACAATCGCTGAGGCTGGCAAGGATATCGCTGTCAAGATTGAGCAGTCACAGGGCGACCAAGACTACTATTACGGCCGACATTTCACACACACCGATAAACTCGTCAGCAAGTTGTCCCGCGAATCCATTGACCTATTGAAGACATACTTCCGCGATGAAGTGAAACCAGCCCATTGGAACTTGATTAAGAAGCTGAAAGGGGTATTAGGCATAATGTAATTACGTCTAACTTATTTCGGAAGTTTTTACGTCCGATCATTACCCAAATAAATAGGACTTTGAATTGAATTTGATTGTAAGTATTGAATACGTATGAGTCGATCCATACTCATGAGCAGTGGTTTCCAAGATGTGTTCGGAGATGCTGAAATCTCGAACAATGTGTCTTATCACCTACGACCACAAGACGCCGCATGTCTCCGCAGTGTCGACCGAATCTCGCGCGACAATAGCAAATACCGACATCTCGGTAATTAAAATTGTTGAGACGAAATCCGGTAAGTATGGACACGGATACGGGTTATTAACTTTTTTGACTGACAATCCAGTCAAAAACACAAACAAATATCCATATCCCTACATATCTTATACAAAGGGTTCGACGTACTCTGCGTTGTATCTGGCGCTGTGAAATTTCCAGAAGTCCTCGCATCCAAACCGGAATGAGCTTGGCACGGGAGTTGCCTTGTAGTAGTAGACGCAGTCTTGCCAGTCGCTTGTATGGGCGGCGTTGTGTATATATAGGGCCGTGTAGTCGTTAGTGACTTGGTCCATGACTTCGCAGAACATGTGAAAGTCGGGGATAATACTGGCATAGTTCTCCCAGAGAACCTTGCGATTTCTCAGGTTTGGCTCACGTAGGATGAAGACGCCGTCGACACTAGTTCTTATAACGGGTTTGATGTCCAACGCGAACTGGAGACTAAGAATATATAGCATTTTAAAATGTCTCCCTCGTTTATATAGTCCGTGTTGGAGGGGTTTATTGAATATCCGCGGATCATCGGTACAATCATCAAGCAGACACACCGCCCAAGGCACTGGAAGGTGTTCTTTTGCTAATCTCTGGCGTCGTACGAAGTCTTGGACTTTCGCCTCATCGTAATCAGGATATACGAAGAGATCCGGGAAAATCTTGCTATAGAATCCGTTGCTTAGCTCTGTGCCGCTCATGGCAATTCCTGCTGGGAAGATATGTTTCTTTGCATAGAGTAAAGAGGCGATTAGGGTTGATTTACCGGTGTTCCGCACAACGTCACAACTTCCTAGGAGAAAACGGTGATTGCCATCAATAGTGAAACCGTAGTAGTCGTCTTCTCCCACTGGAACTAGGGAAAAGTTTGATCTTAGCACGTTTACACTTGATTCACCGAATGTGAATTGTTTACAGGGGAGTATGGATAGATCTCCTTTGATAGTGATTCTGTTCATTACCCCTCCTTTCCGCATTCGCAAGGTTGTTACAGTGGCAAGTAGTCCTAAGCTCCTTGCTAGGAAAGCGGTACCATCCACTTGTAGCGTGTCGTAAATCTCGACTGTATCGTCTGCGGACTGATTGCCGCAATTATCAATAAGCCCTGCTAAGAGGGCTAGTCGATTATCTCGGCTATTGACGAAATAGTCATGAGGAATTGATGTGTGAACAATCCCGTTATGACTACTACCAAGAGTACTCCCAAAAGCGTAAGGACATACGTTCGTGTCTTTTTCTGGGAAGTCAATGGCAGTACGGAAGATCTTCCAATCATCTTGCCATTCGTCTGGATTAGCGATATATTCTCTGACAGTAACTTCGGCAGTTACATCCTTATTGTTGATAAGGACAAGTTTATGACCTGCATTTACGGTGTAGGTTTCTCCATATTCTGGGATAACGTCGTACATACTTTCCCGATTACGGCAGAGTGAAATGACTGTTCGAGACGTAGAATCGTCTCCCATAATGATGTCACCTACTTTGATATCTTCTACTTTCTCTTGAATACCGTCGTAACGCATGATTTTGGTACCTCTTGCGAAGCACCCTGGTTTTCCAATAACAACAATTTTTGCCCCGCCTTTATCCGGGTCGTGCATATCTCGCGTGCTCGGTGCTATGATCTCTGGGTCGAGTTCTTTGACTTTGACTACTAATGGGCTAGACATTTGTACTCCTATACAATCGTTTTAAGTAGGATTAAGTTAGTACAATGAGTATACTAGACAATAATTTCCCTTTCATCAACCTCTAACTCTGTAATCTCATCATCGCTCTTCATCATCTCTATCGCGTATATTCCATAAATACTGTGGTCCGACGAGGACATGAACACCATCCAATATAACATGAGTATAAACACAATAGAAAGAACAGACGCCTCACAATCATCCTCATAATTATCAGTCATGTAAAATAAAGTTGTAATAGACCATCCTAATATCACAAAGCGCTCAAGAGGAGCTATCATACATATATATCTTGCCATACTCTTTCCTCTTACATGACTGATAATAAAGAAGGTGGTATTGATGATAGTAAATCCTCCTATAAATCCTGCTAGAATTTTGAGAAGGATATAAGGCATTTCATGATTATCACTGCAGTAATTCTCAAAGCGGAGTAGTATAACACATATTTGTACGATAGTTATATTCATTATGAAATATATGCAGAACGTTACCAGTTCTTTCGCTAGTTCGATAGCCATAACTGTCTTGTATGGCTAATCGTATATTAAATTTCAATTTCCAACGATTTTCACCCCTTATTTAATTGGCTAAATATGTTGTACTCTCTAGACCATTACTGACCTTCCATCATTAATCTCTATCTCTATAACCAGCTCATCCTCTTTCTCTATCTCTACCGCGTACATCCAATACATACTATGTTTCGACCAGGATGTGAACAATACCTGATATACGAGGAGTAAGATCATAATACAAAGAGCAGACGTTCCACAATTATCGCCATAACCACCACATGTGGAAACTGTACATGCAATAATCCATCCATATATCACAAAGTACTCAAGAGGAGCAACCATACAGATATATCTTGCCATACTCTTTCCTTTCAGACAACCAACTAAAATGAGTATGGTATTGATGATAGTACATCCTCCTATAGATCCTGCTAGAATTTTGATAAGGATATAAGGCATTTCATGAGTATCACTGCAGTAATCCTCATAGTCGAGTAGTAGTAAGCATATGTTTATGATAACTAGGTTCAATGAGCAGTATATGTAGAACGCTATTAGTTCCTCCATTAGTTTGGTAGCCATACTTGTCTTGTATGGCTAATCATATAATGAATTTCAATTAACAACGATTTTTTCACTCCTCCTTTATTCAAGTCGTGCTATGATCTTTGACTATGAATGGCTAGATATTTTATTCTACAATAAGTATCCTAGACTATCACTCCACTTTCATTACTAACCTCTACCTCTGTAACCACCTTACCCTCCCTCATCATTTCTACCGCGTACATTCGGTACATATTATGTTTTGATCCAGTGATCAACATCCAATATACGAGGAGTGTTGCCATAATAGAAAGAGCAGACGCCCCACAATCATCTTCATGACCACCAAACATGGAAACTAAAGTTGCAATACTCCATCCTACTATCATGCAGAATTCCAGAGGAGCAATCATACATATATATCTTGCCATACTCTTTCCTCTTGCATAACGGATTAAAATGAGTATGCTATTGATGATAGTAAATCCTCCTGTGGATCCTGCTAAAATTTTGAGAAGGATATAAGGCATTTCATGAGTATCACTGCAGTAATCCTCATAGTGGAGTAGTATCAAGCATATGTTTATGATAATTAGATTCAACGCAAAGTACATTAAGAACAGCGTTATTTCTTCCATTGGTTCGATAGCCATACCTATCTTGTATGGCTAATCATAGAATAAATTTCAATTCTTACTCAAATTCTTATTCATTTCTGTATCTATTTCTTCGTGCCTCTATCTCGTATATCTGTTAATACAGAATACCCTATCGATATTGGTACAATTGCTCCATACGGATTCACCATTTGGCCAACGAACACTGCACCCGCACTATATAGAGAGCCAGCGATGCCAGCTGCGAGACATGAAGATAATGGGGTCCGTTTGGGGTCCGTGGTATTATAAATGTTATATATACCATAAGCAAACCCCGTTAGTGCTACCACATGTTCAGTGCCCAAATATGTAAATACCCTGAGTATCTTGTTCATGTATTTTCACATATCTCTTTGATAGAGATTTCAATTTCCATTTCCAGAAAAAATAATTCCCTGATGTACATATCGAGACTCAAAACGGATTATCATCTCTTTGATATCAGTCACAGACTCCTTGAGAGATGTATATATATCAGTAGTGACTGAATATGGGTTACAGCGGCAGATATAACAGGCCAGAAGACCTACAGCTGCCGCACCAATTTTGCTTAAGGGGTGTTTCTTTGTGAGTTCCATTTCCATTCCAAGGGCAAAGCCGACTGCCGCAAACCCGATTCGCCTACACCATCGTGCGTCTGTTTCCTGCTTCACAACACTCCGTTCTTTTGCAATCATTTTTTGTTCAATGCGCCCCCCAAGGCGCCGAAGGGCTTCATCTTTTCCCTCAATTAGCAATAAACCAAATTTACGAATTATATTTCTCTCTTCCTCTTTCTCATTAGTTGTGTACAACTTTGATATGTGTTCATTCGTACTGAGTATCATACGCTTGAACTCATCTGTCTCCAGATTATCAAGGAGTAACGAATCCACATCCAGTTGGAGAAGGGCACGGTAAAGGTATATCAAGTCCCTCTTAGCATCGTTGTAAACCTCATCCAGTTTATCTATATTAATTTCTTGGTCAGTCTTAATAACTTGGTGTTTGGTTCTGGAATGTACCCAAGCTTTATTTGCATTTTCTGCGTCTGTATTAAGTGCAGAAACAACATCTTCATTAATTTCACCGGAGAGATGCGGACATTGTTCCGAATCAGTGAACACATCGTCCCATGCGTCCAGACAGAGGGTCCCGTTATCTTCTCCATTCTCTTCTCCATTCTCTCCAATCATAACGATATCCATGCCAAGTTTTATAAATAGAGTCTGAAAAATCAATTTTGATGTTCTCGCGGATATCAATCCGGTCAAACTCGTCTAAGGACTATACTCAGGACTATACTCAGGACTATAATCTTCAGATTGAGCCAGTAGCCAAGGAGACGTTGAAGAGAAAATAGCATTAGATACAAGATCAAAGAAGATTCGTTTCCCTGGATATAGTTCTCCATAAATTGTCACTCCATATATTTCTGGGTGCGTGATGATATCGGCATGGTATTCGCGCGAAAGTTCAACTCTTACTATACGTAAGAGAGGGTTAGAATCGGGTGCAAGCCATAAAAACGATTCCGCATATTTCTTAGCAGGTTGATAGAATAAGATAGGATCCTGGATAGCTTTTGTGACGTCCACCGTGATACATAATGATCCGATAACGTTAAGATCTGGATTGTTTATAAGTTGTATTGGAGACATGCCTATTGTTGGCCGTGCCAAAGAAAGGTTTGGCAGTTTTGTCCAGTTGTCTGTGACACTGCGTGTTATAATCATATCACCTACTCTCAATCCATCCTGGAACTCTAGCGGTGGACTAGTAGCGATCACATTCCAGTCACTCCAATACCTTATATCTATCGTATCACCGGTAGGACGTGCGAACGTGTACCCAGCTCTTGTTTCTCTACCTAGTGTTGCGAAGTTCTGTGAAGTGAGATTTATGTGTGAGAACGGGGTATCGACGCCTCTCCTATGTATTTCCCTATGTAGTTCTGCAGGAAGGCGCGGGTCATCAAGTATAGCTCCTCCACGTAACTTTCTACCAGATCTCCTTTTCGCCCCACCTCTCGATCTCCTTCTCGATCTCCTTCTCGATCTCCTGCTCGATCTCCTTCTCGATCTCCTGCTCCTCGATTTCCTTCTCGATTTACTCCTCGATCTCCTCCTCGATTTCCTCCTCGATTTCTTTGACATGCTTCTCGATCTTCTTAATCTTCCTTTTGACTTGGAGAGAATACGTTTGCATTTTGGATACGCTCTCATAGTCTGGGAGTAGCTGACGGCAATTGCCTGAGATCGTGAGGTATAGTTCTCATGCATATTCTGTCTTATTTTATTAGAAAGTCGTTGTTTACAGAGAGATATAGACTTGCTTTTTCTCCTACTTTTTCTTCCGTTCTTTCCGTTCTTTTTCCCGCTCCTTCTCATTTGTTAATGCATTCATAAAAATGATCCAGATTTAGAAATTTACTATGAACATAGTGAGAGAACTCTGAAAAGATTATAAACAAGACATATGCTAGTACGGACTTCCATTTTACATAGCCACGAAAGTATAGTGATTTTTACATAAAAAAATAAATAAAAATGAGTTTTGTTTCTTTCTCTCGCTTAAGAAAGACATGGAAGCTGAATTTGCCGAACTAATTAACTCAGTCGATGATTTGAAGGAGAAGTTGTCGGATGACGAATACCTCACGCTATGCAATCTACTTCAGAAAGCGCGTGGTGTCTGTAAACAGAATAGTTTATACGTTGTAAAGTACGTCGACATGACTATCACTACAGACATTCGAACAATCTCAATGGTAGAGCAACATGTGAAGAAGGAAATAGTTCGTCCGTGTGATTTTTTTATACATTACAAGGGAATAAGTGGACGGGCAATGTTGGATGAGATAGTGTTGAAAGTGAGGGATGATATTCGTTTAAATGGATATGCAAAAGTAACAAAGAAACAAGACCCAGATATGTGTATACATTCTTGTGACCCGGAAACGATTGTGGATATCTATGTGGATGAAGGGGAAGTGTATGAAGAAGCGATTCGTGCACGATTGAACCGAAGCCCTGACATTATCGTGTTATCATTTGATCCATACGGGGAAGACCATGCTTCTGATCCTCCGTTACATTCAATAATTAGTAACAAGTTGTTTGCAGAAATCGCTAGGAATGTAGCTAGAGGTTCGTGGGTTGTTTCATCAAACGACGGTCGTTCTGTTAAAGAGAAACGTAGTAATCGGGTAATGGCATTTTGTGACGAGAATAACAGATGGCAACCAGTTGAGTATCGTGAGACGGAGTAGAAGGTACGTAGCTGTTATGGAATATAACAGACATGTTTTTTAGCACGAAAGTAACGTTACTTTCGTGCTTTTGTATTGTGTACCGGAGGTTGGTCATGAGACTGTCTCGCGGGATTCTTTGTTCACTTCGAATGTGTTTCTTGTTTATTTTCTGATTTAAAGAATAGAGAATGTATGTCAAATTTGAATTTATGTGCAAACTATTGAGCAAAATATGTGGAATGCAAGAGTTAAGAACAACTAGTTATAAGGCTTTTAGCGTGGCTACAGAAGTAAATATTACAAATCTCATTAGTTTGCATAAGTCGCCTGAACAAATGCTAACTACTAATAACCCAATCATCAAGGATCCCCAAACTCTCGGATCTAGACTGGAAGTTCTCAAGAAACTTGGTAGTGGTGCATCGGCGAGCGTATATGCAGCCAAACGTATTGACGATGGTGAAATAGTTGCAATCAAGGTCGTAGATAAAAGGCGCAACCCACACTGGAAAGAAGAAGTGCAAAGCATGACAACAATTAAACATCCGCAAATTGTGCATATCCTAGGTTTATACGAGACTAATGATCTAGCATGTCTTGTTATACCTTACTACAGTGGGGGCGATCTATTCGAAAGAATTATGCGTGATCAAAATGGTTTCGATGAGAAGAAAACAATGGAAACAGGTCTAGAGCTGTTGGATATCGTTTCTGGACTTCATGGCGAGAACTTTGCACATCTTGATATTAAACCCGAAAACTTCGTGTACGATGCAGACAACAAACTTGTGATTATCGATCTTGGGAACGCTACTCCTCTCACGACAATTACTCTCGATAGGTTAGTGGGTACGCCACACTACTTGGCTCCTGAGGTAGCATTCCATAATAGATTTGAGGAGAAAACAGATCTATGGGGTATTGGATACTGTATGTATACAATGCTACAGAAACAATTCCCATGTGGGACGGTACGTGAAGGGAAGGAAGAATGCCCTGCATACGGTTTTATCGCAAAATCAATCGACGGAATCGTTAATTTATCTACTGAGGGACGTAGCATCCTCCATAGTATGCTTGACCTTGTTGTTGCAAGGCGTCCCACGATTGAAGAATCGAAGAATCGGATTATTGAACACCTTGAATCTTTTTGGTAGGACAACATACATGTCTCTTTGATTTCATAGGAAATCTAAGAAAATATTATGTGACGCAATAATCACCCCTTAATTGGGGTGATTATTGCGTCACATAATATTTTAATATACATGTCATAATATCCAACCACTACTTTAGACTTATTTGAGAATACTATTAATAGTTTCAATAGCCCTTTCAACCATACTCCCTATTATTTCGTTTTCAACTGTGTCGCACGCATCCAAAAGTGCTGTTGCTCCACCAATAAGTTCTGAACGAATATTTGATATATTATGTCTTATATCGCATTCTTTCTCCCTTGTAGCAACTGCTTGTAGACGCTTCTTCAATTGTTCCTTTTCGAAAGCCAACTCTTTCCTTTCTTGTTCATATATTTGTTGGTTATCCTCTAGGATTTCTGACTTTGCAAGAACGTCGTCGTGCAATGCAATCGTAACTGACTGTTGTGACTTCAACTCTTTAATCATACTATCATTTTTTTGCATGTCCGATGCAAGAGGATAATGTGTCTTATATATTTCAAGCAATTTGTCGAAGAAATCAGTTCTCATGATACATGGATACTTAATCATTTTTGCGATCTCGATATATTCACTTGTTAATGGCACTGGATCGCCAGTTATGTCTATAGGATAAACACCTGTAGGTGTATCATAACTAGAGGTCGTGTAACGTACCATTGCGTGTCTACCTAAGGATGTAAATAGTTGATGGCTAACATGCTGATTGCGGTGAATGGGAACACAGGCAATAATAGTTTCTTTCGGAAGTAGAACAATAGATAGCATTCTGCAAGTGTCGTTTCTGATTATATCGTCCGAGTTTATGTCGGGTATACAATCAAACCGTTGAGTTAGATCGAAGGTGGGGAAGAGGGATGTTGTCTGATTATTTTCGTGATTACGTAACATTGACATCACTGGTTCTGCAACTTTAGAAAAAGTTGTTTGTACAAGTTTTTCCATAGCAATTGTACACGCTGATTGGATAGAGTTACTCGCATCCTCGAAAAGATCACGACTATCTTGAAGTCTTTCCTCTTCCTTCTTTTTCATCGATTCTAGTTCATCTCTCAATTGTTGAATTTCTAGTTCATAGTTAATATCTTTATTGGGGATAGATGTATACTCTGGCGGTGGTCCTCCTACAATAGCACATTTTGGAATTTGACTTGACATCATCGTATATGTTTGAACATTTTATAGTAAAAATCAATTTTAAAAAGAATTGAGGTTTCATCGCCGTCCAAATCATATTTTTATTCTCTCCCTGACCCAGATGACGCTCACATCATTCTAGTAACCCAAGATCGTCCTCGGTAGTCCACACGTTAGATGCGGGCCGCTCTGTAGGAGCGCTAGCTGCAACAGGAATGTCTTTCAATCCTGGGGGGTGATAGATCTCGACATTTAAATCCATCACGACAGTATATATTTCACAATTCCTCATCCATTTGTCACTTTCAAAGTATCGACTCAACAAGCAATTGAAGCAATCGGCATGCCCAACCAATGCAATCCTTGTTTCCGGGCGGTTTTTCAAACGAGCCACTAGTTGATCGATTCTCGATTCCAGATGCACTTGTGGCTCGAAATATCCGAACTCAGTGAATACCCTTCGCCCCTCTAGCGGATCGTTGGAATCACACTCCTCGGGTGTATACCACCAAACATCCGGAAGATCCGAAAAGTCAAACTGAGGGAAGCGCTGCTGTAGGTCATCCTTCGAGCTTCCGATGTCGCAGGCCGCCTCGAGATGTTCAGTGTGCTCAGCCCAGACTTCGAACCTCGCAGAGGGGTGCTTCTCCGCGGGGAACGCTAGCAGGGCAGTCTGAAGCGCACGAGAGAGCGGCGAGACAATAATCAGCTCAGGGTTCGCGGATTGGCATTCGGGTATCATTTTTGTTGCCTGTTGATGGCCGACCTTTGTGAGAGGTGCATCGAACACGCAGGGATCACGCTGTTCGGTATCGTACACAACGTTGTGCTCTGATTGTCCGTGTCGCAAGAGAGTTATAATCTTGTGTGGGTATCGAAATTGCCTCGACGCGTTCACGATCCCTTGGTCAATAGAAGATTGTGTTTGTGACGTTGGTTGATTGCCCATTGATGCGTATATATCATAGCGCTATTGTTTAAATATTTACGCAATTGAATTATGATAACAGACAAATATATCATATATACGGAGATATTGATGGAATCAATCAGAAGATATAGTCAAGTATATGTGATCTCGAATGACAAGATCCTGTTCAATACCAACAATCACTGGGATAACGGTCGCCCAGACAACTACAGATATATTGTTGACCGATACAATACCTCAAATTGGATTGATCGCTTTCATAAAGATAACTACTTCTTTTTGACTCTCGATCGAGACGATTTGAAATGGATGGAGGACGCGTTCAGAATAGGGATAACTACCCGTAAGTTTTCACACCTGTTTGATGATGAACTCGAAATTACCTGTGATAAACATAGGGAGAAAATGAATGATATCAACAAGCACCTCTCTTCGCATGAGAAGGGATGGTTTGTCAGAACCGAGAATGTGTCATTAAAAGAAGGTCAATTCGGTATAGGTCCTTATGATAATCTCGAGAACATCATTAAGTCGATGGTTTCAAGCACTGCAGGTCATTATGCGTTCGGGGAGACAGACACTGAGTGTATAATTTATTTTATGCGTTGGGTAGATATGGATTACGACAAAGAATTCCGTATCTTCGTGTACAATAATAAGATTACGGCAATTTCAGCACAACATCTCTACAGTATAAATAAATGGCTAAATTCAATGTCTGATGAAGAGATAGGGGGAGTTGTGTATAAAATCTTGCAATACTTCGAAGAACATATCAAAGATAAGCTATTTGACTTTGAAAACTATACCATGGATCTAGCGCTAATAGGAGATGATGAAACTCCCTACTTCATTGAGCCTAATTCGTTTGGATCGGAGTATGCATCTGGATCTTCGCTCTTTCATTGGATTAACGATCACGACATACTTCATGGGAATGGTCCCTTAGAATTAAGATACGTTAGCGACAATTAAATGTCGAAAATTTTCTCGAAATCGAATTTCTCTCATCTTGGAAGACAAAAATATGGGAACCATGCAATCATGCACTCAAACTCAGACGGAAGTCGAAACATTATTCATCCCCAACACATCTGCTCTTGTGAGGAAGAGTCTTGCTGCTTGTTTATCAAACGGAGTAGCATTTGCCGACAACAGTGGCAGTACTAGTGGGGCCATCCTAGAAGCTCTCCGCATGTTCACTGTATCTTTAGCACCGGCGAAGACTGCACTATGGAGCACAACATGTAGACCACTTGTAGATACACATACAGTTCGGTGGCTCTCAGAAGGAGGAACAGTACCTTCCTCTATCTACGCTACAACCTCATGGGTTTGTTCAGCAGAATCATTCATTCTTCTCACAGACGGGCAAGTATCTACCCGTGAAGTGCAGACGCTCACAAATTTTACTTATCATACCAGTCACATTCCTACGATTCTTGGAATTGCTACATGCGGTCTTGACCCTGATAGAGATATCAGCATGTTTAATGTATCTGTACTTATGTCCCATTTCACAGCATCGCGCAACGCTATTATTGTCGTGATGGATAGAATGAGCGCGAGTCAGGAAGTTGTGTGGGTACTGGCCGCGAAGGGAGATTTCGCAGATCATCAAATATTCGGAGATCTTCCAGATCTTGGGGGCAATCCGTCGCTCGGAAGTTTCCCGCGCGTCTCGATCAACTCGTTAAAGAAGATAACAGTAACATTGCTCTCTCCACAGCCAGCAGGTACTGTTTTGGTGAATAGCGGACAACATTATCTTAGACTTGATATGCTCCTCCAATCCACTGAGAATTTTTGGGCTCTGGCAGAGATGGCTGATGAGTTGGAGATGGAGAACATTGTACGGACAATGCAAAACAAAGGTGATACCGTATTGTTCCGACAATATCTTCAGTCTGTAAGTCTACAATTGGATAACGAAGTACAGACAGAGATAGATAGTGCACCAATATCGGTTACACAACTTTTATCCCGGCTTCGTCATACGCAGAATACAGAAGAACGTTCAGATCTCACAAACAAGCTCTTAGCAGCAGCCGGAGCAGATGCAGAGGAAGTAAGTGCTCGTCGCTCAAAGGGTCGGTCGCAAGTGCGAGGAAGGCGTGCTATCATTGGCGGAATGCTCCAAGCATTGTGTGAAGTGGAACGAGCGGGTATGGGTGCGGACAGTCTCGGTAGGCTTAGCAATCGGGCAGCACGAGCGAAGAAGGTTGAGACTCTCGCGCGAATGGATTCTCTAGATATGGAGGGAGCACCTACTGACGAGGATTGTGTGGTGATGCTCGATTCTGGTCCAGCCGCTCTGATCGTCCGAGCAGTGCTTCCAGAAGAAGCGGAAGCAAACACCAATGACTTCGCCATGGATTTCCCTCTTGCAACTGGTGGAACTGTTCGCAACGATATATGGCTCCCAGACGTGATTGGGATTTCAAATGGCACTGCCGACCAGATCGAAGCGACCCAAGTGTCTGCCCTGGCACGTGAACAGACGGTTGTTGCAATTCCTATCCTCTCGCTCGAAACACAACCCAACAGAAATGCAGTCTTCCAACGTCTTTCCGTAGCATTCGGAGGTGGAATCCAAGTGGGTAGTATCTGGATGGTGGCACTGGCAAGCATTGTCAATACTCTCGAGACTAAGGAGTGGGCAAGTGCAGATACTCCAATTGGTAGATTACTACACTTCCTGGGACAACAGATTATGACTCATATCTTACTACCCAAGGGTCACAAGCTCTCTCCGTATACAAACACAACAATTGGACAAGCACTTGCGCAACACATTGCAGAAGATGAGTTCGTCCAGCATCAGCCATTGAGAGCAACTGTCGTAGCATCTCTGTCTATCCTTAGATGGGGGAACACTATGACGACAGCGACTCCAGAACACTATCGGAGATGCGTGATCGCTAGAGCTATCCGATCGGTTCCACAGGAATATCTCATCAGATTGAAGAACTCAAATATATCTGATCCTCCAAACATAGTGACTCTATGGGATGCTATCTACACAATCCGCCCTGGTCAAAGACAAGTCGTGCCCGTTGCAGGATCGCACCATGTAGTGAGTTCATGGGAAGGAGTACTCTCAAAAGAGTCACGCATCGCTCTGGATATGTTCACACGAGGATATGCGGAACTCACAGGAGGTGATAATGACAGAGGAGACTCCCTTATTACTCCCGGATTAACAATGGTTGTGCGGGCCGTGCTTTCAGAGATAAGTACTTGTGGACTCAGCGCTACTGTAGCAGTTGATAAGGTATGCGCGTTCCATCCCATATGCGCTGCAGAATTCAGTCCAACTACTCTTGGACATGCAGATGAACAAACATGCCTTGACATTTTAGCAAAGTGGTTAATCTGGGCGCGTGCTCCTATCACACCAGTACCGCCATTCGCAACTCAGTATGGACCATCAGTACTGTTCTTCTACCATGGTCGCGCCCAAGGAGGAGGAATTACCAATATGACAGAAGGATTTGTGTGGGATGTGGAGGAAGATAGTAATGAGCGTATGAACAGACTCACTGAGTATATCCGTCAAACACGAGCGAACTTACTTTACATGGAGTACCAGTCCAACAGAGACGGATCGTTCAACAACAGAACGACAAATCAACCACTCCATCGTCATATGCGAGACCAATGGGTAGCGACCCCCGATATAGATCCAACTTCTGGCGAATTTGTGAGCAAGACTGTACAACGAATCATTTCGGCTGGAACAGGCAATCTACACGCTGAGTGTCTAGAACACGATATAGCGATGCTCGGATCAAGTCTGCGAGATATCGGTCGCGTCGATGCTTCGATGATCGAGAGGGTATCACTTAGAGAAAGAGTAGAACTTGAGCTAGCAGGACGAACAACTAACGAACTCGATGTATCGTCCGCACCCCCAGCAATCTGGGTCCCTACAACAGATCCCGCTATTCAAGAAACGCTGGTAGCTGCTGAGCAAGTGACCAGAGAAGCAATCGCAGTTGCAGCACACATTACGACAGAAGTCGATCAGAATATTCCAAAGATGTCCACCAATAGACTATCCCGGTTCATCACCAAGCTGTTGCGACACACAGTCCAGAGCTACGGAGTGCCAGTACGAACAGATGGCTACGTGTCTGTAGAACAGCTTTTAGCACTTGCAGAACTGCGAGGTGCGGAGATGCAACAAATAATCGATATCTCATCGATTGACAAGAAGGGTCGATTCCAGATCACCAATATCGATGGATATCTCTTCATCCGCGCGACACAAGGACACTCCATCGCCTCTATCGATCCAGATCAACTCATGGACAGAATCACGGACCCGAATCAGATTCCAGTATGCATCCACGGAACGTACGAAGAGAGCTGGAAAAACATTAGAATGACTGCTCTAGACAGAATGCAGCGGACACACATCCAGATGGCTGCAGGTCTCCCAACAGATCCAGAAGTTGTGAGTGGAACCCGTCAAGGAGCTGAGATCTATATATATATCGACGTTGTGCGAGCAATGGAATCAGGCATCCCCTTCTACAGATCACACAACAACGTCATCTGTTCCCCTGGTCCAATCCCTCCGGAGTTCTTCCTTCAAGTCATTCGGAGAAGAGACAACAAGTCGCTGGTTGAGTGGAAAGAGTAATAAATTATCAATGGAGAAAAAGATCCAGACAAAAACAAGTCATTCTCTGAGTTAGATCATAGTATATATAAGAACCCTATAGTGAAAGCTATAGGGTTTCTTGCGTGCTTCTAAAAATTCTTTTAGAATTGTTTTTTCGGCAAGTCTTGAGTCAAATATAACACTTATGTTTGGTATATGTCAACCACATCTTAGAAGCATACTACAATGTATTATTTCACGATTCCTATACCGTGAAGAGATCAATAATATGTGTGGGGCGAATACGTACCTCAACGAGTTATATCTCGAAAATTGGCGGTATGTTTATAAGATATGCTTGCATTACCAACCTCATAATTATGATGGACCAACAGTAATCAACGCTTATGGTGATCAGTGCTGGTATAAGGAAGGGAAGCTTCATAGAGGAGGGGATCAACCGGCAGCAATCTACGCAAACGGTGATCAGGTGTGGTATAAGGAAGGGGAGTTTCATAGAGACGGAGATCAACCGGCAATAATCTACGCGAACGGTGGTCAGGAGTGGTATAAGGAAGGGAAACCGCATAGAGACGGGGATCAACCAGCTATAATTTGTGCGGACGGTAATCAGGCATGGTGGGTAGAAGGGAAACCGCATAGAGACGGGGATCAACCAGCTATAATTTGTGCGAACGGTAATCAGGCATGGTGGGTAGAAGGAAAACGTCATAGAGATGGAAATAGACCTGCAGTAATCTTCGCGAACGGTGATCAGGAGTGGTGGAAGGAAGGGGAGTATATTCCCCAAGACGTAGCAACGTATTCCTGTTTGGTCCAGTGATGTGGTCTCCGGGTTAAACTTCTCGTATAATTTTCTGGTAATTGATAATTTATGCAAACATATGACATTTATTTGAGACTTATGTCCAATATCTACGATCTGATGAGCACGCAACCTGATAATTATGATGGACCGGCCGTAATCGACAAGAACGGTGATCAGGTATGGCTTAAGGGAGGGAAGTTTCATAGAGAAGAGGATCAACCGGCAAGAATCCGCTCAAATGGCACGCATGAGTGGTGGAAGGAAGGGAAGTTTCATAGAGAAGGAGATCAACCGGCAAGAATCTGCTCAAATGGCACGCGTGAGTGGTGGAAGGAAGGGAATCTTCATAGAGAAGGAGATCAACCGGCAAGAATTAGCGCGAATGGCGATCATCTGATATGGTATAAGGAAGGGAAGCTTCATAGAGAAGGGGATCAACCAGCAATAATCTTCGCGGACGGTACTCAGAAATGGTATAAGGAAGGATGGATTCATAGAGACGGGGATCAACCGGCAAAAATCTGGGCGGACGGTACTCAGTACTGGTATAAGGAAGGGGTACTTCATAGAGAAGGGGATCAACCGGCAATAATCTACGCGAACGGTGGACAGGTATGGGGTAAGGAAGGGAAATATCATAGAGACGGGGATCAACCGGCAATAATCTACCCAGACGGTACTCTGGAGTGGTGGAAGGAAGGGAATCTTCATAGAGACGGAGATCAACCGGCAATAATCTACGCAAACGGTAATCAGGAGTGGTGGAAGGATAGTAAGCTGCATAGAGACGGGGATCAACCGGCAATAATCTACGCGCACGGTAGTCAGGAGTGGTATAAGGAAGGGAAGCTTCATAGAGGAGGGGATCAACCAGCAAGAATTTACGCGAACGGTACTCAGTTCTGGTATAAGGAAGGGAATCTACATAGAGACGGGGATAATCCGGCAATAGTCCGAGCGACCGGTGAACAGCAGTGGTGGAAGGAAGGGAATCTACATAGAGACGGGGATAAACCGGCAATATTCTACACAGACGGTGATCAGGAGTGGTGGAAGGAAGGAAAGTTGTATAGAGACGGAGATCAACCAGCAAGAATTGAGAGTCGTTAGGGCAGATGGAGTAACACAAATCTGGGGTCGAAAGAAGAATAAAATTTGCGAATCTCTTAGTAAAGAGGATGTGATAGAGTATATCCAAATGTCTACCGCAGAAGATGCATGGTTACCTATCAAGCTCCTTGTAGATAGGAAGTATGATATAACGCTTATCAACCTCACAGATGTGCTATGGAGACCTTATTGGGATGAGTAATTGGGATGAGGGATAAGAATAATTTGAAGTAAGCCTGCCAAGAGGGTAGGCTTACTTGCGTTCGTTCTCCAGAAAGTTATTGAAAATTGAAATTTAGAAGTAAAATATGGATTAGATATGTGTCATGCCAACAAATAAAGACGAAACTATGGAATGTGTAATCTGTTGTAATGAAAAATCAAGGGCTACAGTCACATGTCCGAAGTGTGACTTGGCATGCTGCCAAGGATGCTTCAGGCGGTACTTACTTGAGTTGGATGGTGATGCAGTATGTATGAATCCTGAATGTGGTCACGCCCTATCTCTGGACTTCATAGCTGGCAACACGCCGAAGATTTTCCATAACGATCAGTACCGCAAACATCGTACTGAAATTGCATTGAGCAAAGAACGTTCTCTTCTCCCAGGTACTCAGCATCTCGCCGAGAATCAGTACAAGGCCGTCGGGATCATGGAGGAGATAGGTCAAGCACGTAAACAAGAGGCTTTGTTGAAACAACAATTACATGAAATCAAAAATCATCGCCACACTCTCGAAATACGACACCAACGGCTTTCGAACATCAAGGAGAAGGAACAGGTAACCAAGGCACAGTTCATCAAGGCATGCTCAGTTCAGAACTGTCGCGGATTCCTATCTGCTGCTTGGAAGTGCGGTATTTGTCAGACATATGCCTGTTCAAAGTGCCACGAGGTGAAGGACGGACGTGATGACGAGAACCATGTATGCAAACCAGAAAATGTGGCTACAGCAAAGTTGCTTGCATCTTCCACTAAGCCTTGTCCTAAGTGTGCAGCCCCTATCCATAAAGTATCCGGATGTAGTCAGATGTGGTGCCAGCATGAGGATACACCTATATGGATGTGGGATGGTACGAAGAAAAGAGCCAAGTGTATCGAAATAGGGGATCTGATTATCGGGGACGACGGAACTCCACGCAGGGTGGAATGCTTAACTAAAGGCGAAACAGATTTATTCGAAATCGAGCAAAGCTTTGGCGACAATTATAAGGTCATCGGTAACCATCTTCTCACACTTCGTAATGGTGATAAACTAGTCGACATTTCAGTGAATAACTATATGGCTCTATCAAACCGAGATCGAATTAGAGGGTATCATCGGGTAGCTGTTGAAGCTATTCAGTGGCCTGAGCAAGAAGTACATCTTGACCCGTATATACTTGGAATGTGGCTTGGAGATGGGATGACACGGGGAGATGGCTTTTCGACAAACGATATCCCATTACTTAGGCGATGGATTGATTGGTGCAGCAACAATGATCTCGAAGTAACTCACGGCCGTCCCTTCGGATATGATATCAGGAACACAAATCAAGGACATAGACTTCCAGTTGGGTATGAGTCAATGGAGACATGTACTGGGTGTAAAAAGAAATCGTCAGTGATGTGTGCGAGTGTTGAAGAGTTGGAACTTCTAATAGAACAAGAACCTGATAATGTAGAATATCAAGAGATTTTGGAGTGGCGCTTGTCTCTACCCATACGAACTAACGATCTTATTCTTGGCAAGAGCATGAAGACAAACCGATTTAAAGTTATGTTGCAAGAATGTGGAGTACTGAATAACAAGCACATTCCACTTGAATATTTGTGCAACTCGCAAGCCGTGAGACTTGAAGTACTAGCAGGAATAATTGATACCGACGGCAATAAATGTAACCAGGCGTACCGTATCTCTCAGTGCATTGGCCGAGATGCATTGTGTGATGGAATTCGTGATCTATGTCATTCTCTCGGACTTGCCACAACAAGAAAAACAGACAATGTCATTTTTCCTCACGGAAACAAGTGTAACACTCAGGATCAAGTGTACATACGTGTTATTGGAGATACAACAAAGATCCCACTGATACTAGAATATAAGAGAATTGATTCACAAGGAGAATATCCAGCGTCCACCATCAAAGTCAAGTCAGTCGGAGTTGGACGGTTTGTAGGATGGGAGATTAGTGGGGGGAGCCACAGATATCTTCTCGGCGATGGGACAGTGACTCATAATTGTCCTCTTTGCCATACCGTGTTCAATTACCACACAGGAAAACTTGAAAAGGGTATCGTACACAACCCCCACTATTACGAATGGCAGAAAAAGAACAGGGAGGCTCCTCTAGCTCAGGATGCCGATCCGTGTGGAGCAGGGCGAAACGTGCCACAAGCTCGAGATATGAGAATTGCGGCTGAAATGAGAAGCGAAAAGTTATTCAAGGGATGGGAAGAATGCCATAGGTCAATTCATCACTTTCAAAACTGGGTCTTGCCTAGGTACCCAGCCGAAAACGGTATATTAGACAACACTGATCTACGAGTGCAGTTTCTGATAAACAATATATCAGAGAAGGAATGGGCGGCAGCACTTCAAAAGCGGGTGAAGCAGCGTGAGAAGAACGTTGAGATCCGTCAAGTACTTGAGATGTACACAGCGACATTGGGTGACTTATTCCATGCATACGTAAAAGGTCCTATGGATCTCGAAGGACAGTGTAACGCGATCCGCGAGTACGCAAATGACCAGTTCAACAAGATCGCAAAACGCTACGGGAACAAGGCTCCACTAATTAACACCAAGTGGTTTGAGGCGAAGAAGGACGACAAGATATAGATATATAGATATATAGATAAGATATATAGAGAAGATATATAGAGAGGATATATAGAGATATTTGGGACTGAAGACCGGGTGTAATTGCCTGGTCATTTTTCCTAGGTAAAAAATTTAATATAAACTCAGATTTAATTTACACATAAATTAAATGAGTATATGTTCTCGATGTCAGAATCCTGTTGATGCTCATAGCAGTGTCCAACTTATGCTCACTACCAGTCCGAATAAGGGTCTACAGTACCCTATAAACTACTGCATTCCATGTGCAGTGCAGCAAGTGAGGAAGGATATTCCATGTGCATATCTGAACGAAATGGGCGATGCGTGCGAGTTGTATCATTGTGTTCAAAAAGTAATTGGGTTGCCTTCAGAGTCAGCTTCTCCGTCCGACCAATGGCTGTTGACTTTTGTACCGGGAACGATGTATGATGGGGTGCCTATCAGGACAGGATTTATGAAATGGTGGATAACCCCAACTCTTCCCGCAACTATAGATAATGAAGGTGCACGTGCCTTGGAATATGAGATCATCATATATAAAGAGATCGTAAGACCATTAATATATGAGAAAGTGTGCCCAAATTTTGTCCGTTACCTAGGGTCGTCTACTGGATGCAAAAGTTCTCAATTGATAAACTTTCTTGTTGATAGAGCACCTGTTAGAAAAGGGCCTAGAGTTATGACGTTTAATCAAGCAGCAAGGGCAAAGAATGTATCAGTGTCTTATTTGCTCGCGCTATCTGATGGCAGACCCAGCATCAATTCTGCATACAACATGAACCCTGTCGTACCACAACTAAAAATGTTGCAAGACTTTAAGTTCAGCGTGCTTATCAACGAGGCATTCACACCAGGGACACAAAATTTTATGGATTGGATGAAATATAATTATAAGTATCCGAAACTAGTATACAACATACTATTCCAAATCATGGTAGCATGCTACGCCCTAGGCCTCTCAAAGACAACTGCGAATGATCTACATATGGGTAATGTCTGGATCGAACCATTGTCTGAACCACGAACATACGTATATATTATTAACGGTACACCCTATACCGTTGAGATAGAATATCTCGCCCTGGTATATGATTTCGATCGCGCATACTCAGAGAAGTTCGGTGATAATCCGATGCTCGAAGATGGGTTCTTATGTCAATCTAATAATCAGTGCAACGAAACAGTAATGAACAAAGATGCTATCAAGTTTTTAATGTATCTCTGTCCACACTTCGCAACAAAGCAGACGATTCTTGACATTATATCTCCTCCAAACATACAAGGTGATGTCTTACAATTTCTATCTCAAGAACCCGACAAGCTGGTATTTTTGATGAATGGCAATAATAGACTTACGGCTGATGCACTTAACGCACTCAACCCAATGGACGTGATAATCGCGAAGATTGCCGGCATGTCCGGAGGAATACATGTTGGTGTTGCCGATCCGAGTAATCCAGACACATATATCTGTGATCCTTCGAGATTTGCACCAGATGGTACTCTCATAGTTACACGCAGTGGCATATAACAACAATAGAAGAGAACCTACGATCGACTCAGGATCCGTAATAGAGAAAAATAATCACAAAATGATTTTGTATCCAAGTCTTGTTATAAACACTATGTCTAATATCTCTAATATCTCTAATATCTCTAATATCTCTAATATCTCTAATATCTCTAATATGTGTCAACCACAACTTAGAAGCATACTACAATCTGTTGTTTCACAATTCCTATACCGTGAAGAGATCAATAATATGTGTGGGGCGAATACGTACCTCAACGAGTTATATCTTGAGGATTGGCGGTATGTTTATAGGATATGTCTGCATCACCAACCTCATAATTATGATAGACCAGCAATCGTTGATGTGGACGGTGATCAGTATTGGTATAAGGAAGGTGATTTTTATAGAGAAGGGGATCAACCGGCAGTAATCTACGTGAACGGTACTCAGTCATGGTATAAGGAAGGGAAGGTTCATAGAGACGGAGATCAACCGGCAGTGATTCACGCAAACGGTAATCAGGTGTGGTATAAGGAAGGGTATATTCATAGAGACGGAGATCAACCGGCAATAATCTACGCGAACGGTAATCAGGTGTGGTATAAGGAAGGGAATCTTCATAGAGAAGGGGATCAACCGGCTATAATATGGACGTACGGTAGGCGTGAGTGGTGGACTGGAGGGAATCTTCATAGAGAAGGGGATCAACCGGCAAGAATTTACGCGGACGGTACTCAGGAATGGTGGATAGAAGGAAAACGTATAAATGATTTGTTGCATTAAGTATTGTTATATTCACAAGACTATGACAATTTGTCAAATAGATCTTAGGAGTATACTACAATCTGTTGTTTCACAATTCCTATACCGTGAAGAGATCAATAATATGTGTGGGGCGAATACGTACCTCAACGAGTTATATCTCGAGGATTGGCGGTATGTTTATAGGATATGTCTGCATCACCAACCTAATAATTATGATGGACCAGCAATAATCAACGCGCACGGTGATCAATTGTGGTATAAGGAGGGGGAGTATCATAGAGAAGGGGATCAACCGGCATCAATCTGGTTGGACGGTACTCAGAAATGGTGGAAGGAAGGGAGGGTCCATAGAGAAGGGGATCAACCGGCAGTAATTTATAAAGACGGTACTCAGCGCTGGTATAAGGAAGGGAAGCGACATAGAGAAGGGGATCAACCGGCAGTAATCAACGCGGACGGTACTCAGTGCTGGTATAAGGAAGGGTATATACATAGAGACAGGGATCAACCGGCAATAATCTGGGCGAGCGGTATACAGGAGTGGTATAAGGAAGGAAATTGTCATAGAGACGGAGATCAACCAGCAATAATCTGGCCGAGCGGTGATCAATTGTGGTATAAGGAAGGGAAGCGTATAAAATGATTTATCACATCAAGTCTTGCTCTATTTACATATCAAGACTATATCACTATGTCAATCTGTCAAATAGATCTCAGGAGTATACTACAATCTGTTGTTTCACAATTCCTATACCGCGAACAGATCAATAATATGTGTGGGGCGAATACGTACCTCAACGAGTTATATCTCGAGGATTGGCGATATGTTTATAGGATATGTCTGCATCACCAACCTCACAATTATGATGGACTAGCAATAATCAACGCGCACGGTAATCAGTGCTGGTATAAGGAAGGGCATCTTCATAGAGACGGGGATCAACCGGCTATAATTTGTGCGAACGGTAATCAGGAGTGGTGGAAGGATAGTAAGATGCATAGAGACGGGGATCAACCGGCATCAATCTGGGCGGACGGTACTCAGTTATGGTATAAGGAAGGAAAGTGTCATAGAGACGAGGATCAACCGGCAATAATCCGCGCGTACGGTGAACAGAACTGGTGTAAGGAAGGGAATCTTCATAGAGAAGGAGATCAACCGGCAATAATTGATCCATCCGGTACTCGGGAATGGTGGATAGAAGGAAAACGTGTAAAATGATTTGTTGCATTAAGTATTGTTATATTCATAAGACTATGTCAATCTGTCAAATAGATCTTAGGAGTATACTACAATCTGTTGTTTCACAATTCCTATACCGTGAAGAGATCAATAATATGTGTGGGGCGAATACGTACCTCAACGAGTTATATCTCGAGGATTGGCGGTATGTTTATAGGATATGTCTGCATCACCAACCTAATAATTATGATGGACCAGCAATCGTTGACGCGAACGGTCATCAGTACTGGTATAAAGAAGGAAATCCTTATAGAGAGGGGGATCAACCGGCAATAATCAAAGCGAACGGCGATCAGATATGGTATAAGGAAGGAAAGCGTCATAGAGATGGGGGTCAACCGGCAATAATCTATGCGAGCGGTACTCAGCACTGGTATAAGGAAGGGGAGCGTCATAGAGACGGGGATCAACCGGCAGTAATCCTCGTGAACGGTACCCAGTATTGGTATAAGGAAGGGGAGATTCATAGAGACGGGGATCAACCGGCAATAATCTGCGCGAACGGTGATCAATGGTGGTATAAGGAAGGGAAGTATCATAGAGAAGGGGATAAACCGG